CTCGTGCAAATTGCAGTGTGTGGCACAGGATCGCGGCCAGGCGAGATGCCGGCCGAGCACAGCACCGAGCTCGTGAAGGTGCGGCGGTAACACCTGGTGCTGGTGTATCGCGGATTCATTGGGGTTTTGGAGTGCTTTCGAATCGGACGCGTGTTATGCTGTATGTTGTTGATTCTTTAATGTGTTCGGAAATGGGAAAGTAGACATATGATGTGTTATCGGAATGAAGTTCCACCAGGTTGTGAGGCGATCAACCGAAACGATTGGAGCACGCTTGATGTGCTGCTCGGTCGCTTGGTTCAGCCTAACGGCGGCTGCGAGTTCACCGGAGACGTGTTTCGGATGTTATCCGGCCCGGTAGTCTATCTGTTCCTTTGTGATCGCGTGCCGATGTATGTTGGTATGTCGGCGCACGGGTTATCTCGCGTCAATCACTTCGATCGCGCTGGGCGCAAGCGAGACGACGCGCAGGCCCGTTGCGATAAGGTCCAGGTGTGGCCGTGTCGTAGCGCGAAATGCGCTAAACAACTAGAGGCGATTCTGATTGACCAACTGAAGCCGCAGTGCAACGCAACAGGTAAATCCATCAGGGACAGCGGCAGGCGGTTGCTTTACCGAGTCCAGAACTTCGTGGACATCGCCGGCTGACATTACTGGCTGCTCACTACCTCGCGCACGCCTTGCGCCTCACCACGCCCGCCGATCGCGCAGCGCGGGCCATCCTACGCGGGCCGCGCGTGCCCGATTCCTGGACCCCCACCACCCCTTTTTGGGGTTCGGGTCCCATCCACCGGGTTTAGGCAAAAATCTGAGAGAGAGATTTTATGACTCGCGCGAGTTTTCAGGTTCGGGAGAGAGATTCGGCTAGCTTCCGCGAGTTTCAAGCTTTGGCGAATTTCGGGAGGCGGGTAGCGTCTTTTTGGGGAGAAAGGGTGGTTTGGCGGGGATTAGGCGGAGTTGGAACAATTTTGGTGGAGAATGTTTGAGGAGGGGAGTAGAATGGCGGGGATGGCGGTTTTGAAAAAAGGCAGCGCGGTTTGTTTTCGGCATCGGGTGATGTTCGATGGGAAAGAATGCCCGGATTGTGCTGCGGCTCGTGACGATCTTGCGAAGCGAGCACATAAGCACGCGATGAAAATTTACCGGGAGATGCTGCCTTTGCTTGAAAAAAGCCAACGGGAGAAAAAGCTGGGATGATAGAGCGTATAGAAGAGTCTATACGTGTTCGGTCCAGGCCGAACGGTAAGCGTTCGGCTCAGGGCGAACGGTCCAAGAAACATCGTTACGGGCGGGTACCTGACGAAATTCTCACTAATGCCGGATTAAGTCATTTATCCGTAAGGTTATACGGGGTAATGGCGATGTATGTATTCGAAGGTAACGTGGTGACGTTGGGGATACGCAAAATGGCAGGGATGTTGCATTGCGCGTTGGCGACGGCGCATAAGGCTTTGAAATCTTTATGTTCCGGCGGTTTCGTGGTGCAGCGTCCCGCAGCGAACGGCAGGCGTTCGGTTTACGAATTGACTTCGCCTGTATTTGCGCAGAAGCAGGGCGTCGTGACGGTCGTGCGATCCGGGCCGCGCGGGAAGCGGATGGTTTCGGTGGCTGCGGAAGATATTCGAGCCGGAGCAGCATCATGACCCCCGCGCTCATCTACGGTGCGCTGGTGCTCGCGGCGGGGCTCGGTTTCGCGTTGGGGCGGCTCACGGCGCGTAAGCGGGTTGTCGAGAAGCTGGTGTATAGCCCGCTGAGCGTGCGGCGGGGTCCTGGCGGGCGTTTCGAGAAAGTTTCTTGACGCTGGAACGCTTTAGGCGCATAATTTTACCAACTATGAACATCACCCGGCGCGTCCCACACCTGGGTTCCTCCGCGCCGGGTTTTTCTTTTTCGCGGTTGCCGCGCGCGCCGCGCGAAAGCAGGGCCGGTTATCTTCCTCCGAGTGACCGGCCCATGGAACTGCGATGAGTGAAACCATCACATCCCGCCCGTTCGCGCCCAAAATGGCTTGCGAGCGTTGTGTGTTCGGGCGCGGCGAGCACGCGGAGTGGTGCGATAGAAACCCGTTCAATAGAATGCCATTGGTGCCCGTCAAGGGCGGCCTGTTCGCGTCAGAAGAATTTGCCCAGCGGCAGCAATCCGACGACGCGCGCACACTACTTGAACGCTTGGGGTATCCTTCCGCAATTTGGCCGCACTGATGCCATCCCAGACGCCCACTGAAAAGCTCGCCTACGTCGCTCAGATCGAGCCATCGAACAACGACACCGTTTCGAGCGCAACGTGGGCAATTTCACCATCGGGTCCCACGGTCGGATCGGCGACGAACTCCGGCGCGACATCGACCGTGCTGGTGAGCGGAATAACGCTCGGTGTCGCTTACGTGTTGAGTTGCCACATCACCGGCGCATCGGCCCAGTTGTATGATGGAATTATCGAAATCGACGGGCGCGCCGCGACTCTGATGGGTGTGAGCACTTTGCAGCAAAGGACGTTCCTCTGTGGGTAGCGTTACAGTCCAGATCGAGCATCCGCGTCAGATGAAAGAGGCCGACCTGGAATTGCCCTTCAGTGCGCGCGTTTCCGGCGGCAACAAGTTCGACACGCGCCGGACGATCTTCCTCGACAACATGCGCCGCGAGGACGCGGACTTGCTTGTGAATCGGTTGAATTACCAGGAGGGGGTCCGGGCGAAGATAATGGAGGATGCCAAACCAGAAAGCCAAGCAATCGACGGAATTTTCGGTTTGGAGTATCAATCAAGGCACTGCGACCCGTTCGGTGATGTTCTGCTAAAGCTGGAGCGCAAGCCGTGACTCCCGCGCCCGCAGTTGATCGCGCTCGCGGCATGGTCGATCTTCCACTGACCCCCCAGGGTCACGCGCAAGCCGATCACCTCGGACGCCGCATCGCGGCCAAGGGCGGGGTGCATACCATCTCAACCTCTCCGATGCAACGGGCGCGCGATACCACCGCCGCGATCATGCGCCACAATCCCGGCGCACGCTTGGACGACGTGACCGAAGGGCTGGACCCGTGGCACCAGGGCGCACTCGAAGGGCGTCCTGTCGATGAAATCCGGCCAGCACTGGAGCACTACGCCGCGCATCCCGATGAAAAGATTCCAGGGGTCGGAGTGTCTGGCGTTGAGGGAGAAAGCGTCAACGATCATGCCAAGCGCGTCGGCAAGCAGGTTCGCAAAATGCTCCACAAGTTGCGGCCAGGTGAGCGGCATTTGGTTGTGGCGCATCACTCGACCATCCGGGCGCTTCGGGGTTGGGTGAAGGGAGGTGGAAAGTCGCCCGAGAAGATTGACCCATCGGAAATGGCCTCGAAACACGACACCGCGCCGCCCGCTGGCGAGATTTTGCGGCTTGTGCGGAAACGCGACGGTAAGCCCGGACTGGAGAGCAACCCGCTGGACTCGCCGGAGCCGATCAAGCCGGGGCTGAATTTCGTGCGCCACGGTCAGACGCCGTGGAATAGCGGAGTAAGCGCGCTGAGAAAGGGGCCACCGCTGTCATGATGACCACAGGAGTCGCGCCGACCGGCCAGCACATCTGCATCCCGTGTTCGCGCAAATTGCGAATGCGCGTTGCGGTCGACGGCGAGTACTGTCCGCGCTGCCTGACCAAGTGTGCCATCGAAGCGGCTGGGCCGAAAGAGGAAGATTTGATTCGACCGACGTTGAGGGTTGCATGAAAGCCCCATCACTCATGGACCTCCAACGCACCGGCTTTTATTCGCGCCGGAATAATCCCGAACCCGCACGCATCCAGGTGCCTGACGGTCACGTCGCCCACGTCCACGATCAGAACGGAGTGATTACTGTATTCCAAAGCGGCGAGCACTACATTCCACGGCATTCGCGGCTGCATTGGATGGGACCACAGGAGGAAGCGCCAGATGAGAAGCAAGCGTATTCCACCACGTAGGTTTATCCCGCCGCCGCCCGTAGTTCCCTCACATTATGCTGTTCTTGGTGTTGACCGGGATGCTACGCTGAATCAGATCAGGAGGGCGTATCGCGAGATGGCTAAGGATTATCACCCGGATCACAATCCTGCGGGCCGGAAGGTTTTCGAGCAAGTCAAGAGGGCATGGGACGTGTTGAGCGAGGGGCGTGAGGCGTATGATCGCTCGCTGGGCATTCACCCGGCAGCGCCGGCATTCGCCGAAGCAGGCATGAGGTTGGCGAAATGACACCGGAACTAACGGAAGCTCAGATAATGGGATTGCCTGAATTTCTACGCGAGCGCTTTCGCGGACGATCTGAAACAGAACGATGGCCCTGGATTAACAATATCCGCTACGGCAAAAAACAAGGTTTCGATTACGATGAACTCCATCAACGATCCAGTGCGCGAGCGGCTGTGTACGACGCATGGAGTCGGAACGGCAGGCCGATGTATATCAAAGCCAATGGGCTGCACCCGCTCTATGAGATGTACCTCGGGCAAACATCGCTAGAGCAATGGAGTGCTGCATGACCGGCATCACCCCACTCAAGATGCCTACGGTCAAGAAGCCCACGGCATTTCTGCCGAAGCGGTATAACGTCGGCGCGAACATCGCCCACCTTGAGCACGTCCGACCCAAAGCGCAGGCAATCGGGATGGCGCTCAGTGGGGACGCTGGACTCGAAGGATTGAAAGAACCCGCCGGTAACTTCGCATCAGGGACGCCGCTCTCGGGCAGTATGGCCGCATTGCGGAAAGTTGGGGCACCTCCGATGGTTAGTGTTCCGAAAGTACACCCGCTTAAAATGAGAGGAATCAAATGAGGAAATCGACTGCTGTTCAGATTGCCATTGCGCTCGTGCTGATCGCATTCCCGTTCTTCGCGGCCAAGGCCGATTGGCAACCACAACTTCCATCCCGTTCCTGGTATATAAAAGGGCAGGCGATTCCGACCAGCCTCAGCAATCTCACAACGCTCTCTTCGACAACCGGCGGCAATCCAAACATGCCTACGGGGACCCTGTATGTTTGCCAACTGGATCTTTCTATGGCTCCCGGTTCGTCCGCGGTCAACGTAACACTCGAAGACATCCAAGCTACTCCCTGGATTTTCTTCAACGCCGTTCCCATAACCCCGACGAGTTCCAGCCAAGGGACGACATGGACGGTCATTGGAGCACCGAGTTCGCAAGTTCAACCAGGTCAATTTATCAGTACGTGCCGGACGTTCACGGGCGGCATGAAAATTCTCGCGTCCGCAACTGGCGTGCAAATCAGCGTAAGCGGGTTCTAATACGCGAGCCAAAAACACAGCACCGCAGGTTGTCATCGCCGACGCCCATGCAAAAGCCGCGCAGGTTGCGTTTCGTCCCGTAAGGTGCGCTACGCATCATTTCCAGATTGGGCATCGCCCCGGCGAAGTCCCATGTGAGTGCGAGTACAATCCGCAAATGCACGCCTTCTTTTCAACGGCGGACGAAATTTCTGAGGCAGGTTCCCGTGGCTCCGCAAAAACGGAACTAGGGCTTGCGTGGATGGCTTTCAAGGGAAATCCAGACCGGATGCAAAAGGCTATAGCGGCCGGAAAGAATCCCCACCCGAACGACATCGCCTACTTCAATAACAAGAATTTTCGCGGCCTGGTTCTGAGAAACCAAGCCAACGATCTGGACGACTTGCTCGACCGCGCGGATGCCATGTGGGGTCCTACCGGAGCTACCATCACCCGAGGAAATCCAGCGCAAGCGACGTGGCGCACGGGAGCGAAGGTAACATTTGGGCATTTTGGCGACAGAGGCTACGAAAAGTACCTCGGGCCGCAGTATCAGAGAATGTTGATAGACCAGGCCGAAATGCTGCCCTCGAAAGAAGTCCACGACCGCATCATGGGTTCGTGCCGCTCCAAGTGGGCCGAACTCGTCGCGCAAATCATGCTGACGTTCAATCCCGGCGGCGGCGATTTAGAAGGCGGTGCGCCTGGGCAAGCATGGTTGATGGAATACTTTCGGATCGAAGATTACCTATCGGGAAAGCTCCCGAAATACGAAAAGCTCGTGGACGAATTTGGCAAGTCGCGCGTGTTCGTTCCTTCGACCTACAAAGACAATCCGTACCTCTACCACTACTACGAACTCGACGAAAACGAAGGGCCGGACAAGGGCAAGGTTACCGCTCTCAGGCTTGGAGAGGGCGCATACGAGAAGTGGCTTAACTCGATTGAACCGGAGTCGCTGAGAAGGGCGTGGCGCGACTCGGATTGGCGCTCCCTCAGCGGCGCTTTTTTTCGCGATTTCAGACCAAACGGACCGCTTCTCGGGGAACCCCCGAATGCAAGGCATGTTTACGAACCGGAAAATGTGCGCTTGGAGCCGTGGTTTCATCGGTGGATGTCGCTCGATTGGGGCTATATCCATCCGAGCGATATTCAATGGCACTGCAAGGCTCCGTGGGGTCAAGTCTACACGTACAAGGAAATTTCAATTAACCGTCTCGATCCTGTCGAGTTGGGTGTTCTCATCGCACGTGAATCGCGAAAGGACATCGACGGCCTTGAGTCTCGCCACATGAACATTTTCCTTTCGCCAGACGCTTACGCGAAGCGCGAAAGCGAGAACACCGTGGCTTCACAGATTGCCGTAGGTATCGCAAAAATCTTGGGACCGGGCAGCGCGTTCGTCTCTGATCTCACCGAAGAGGAACGGTTGTTCGAGGATTCCGAAAAGGCCCTGCGCTCGCTTCAGCGCCGCCGGCAAGAGCAGTCCACCACAATGCTGACTCTCGTTCGCGCTAACACAGATCGTGTCGCTGGAGCCATGCACCTTCAAACGCTTTTGCGCTTCCGGCCACTGCAACAGGCGGTCATGCCAGATACCGCGTTTGCCGACCGCCTCTACGAAGAAAAAGGCTTGGTCGCGTTTCAGGAGTATATGAATCAGCCTGAGTTCACAGCGAGCGCGGAAGTTCTACCGAAATGGCAGATTAGCCGCGAGTGCCGGGAACTGATACGATGTTTACCAACGCTCATGCACGTTCCTGGAAAAAACGACGTTGCAAAGGTCGATGCGACCGAGAGCAGGCCGGGCGACGATCCTTACGATTCAGCTCGCATGGGAATGCTGAGCGAAGAACGTCAAGGCGAAGGACTCGCGCCGCTGAACGTGCGCGTTGATGCGCGTGTGGCTGCGGTCGCGGGCAAGATGGGCGGCGGCTTGAGTCCGCACTCTATCGAGATGATGACGCGCAAAGCCATAGAGAAAGAGATTGGCGTTAGCGGTATCGTGATTCAGGGACGGAACAGGTTGGCGGTTCGTAGAGAATGGCTGAAGCAAGGGGGACGATTGCAATGACACCTGGGGGACCGCCCAAAAAAGGTCTGCTGATTATCGCTGGCAAGCCCGACGACAAGGACGGACCAGGGCCGCTCGCTCCGCCAGATCGAGAACCTGACGCGGACGATGCGGGCGAGAAGGACACCAGCGGAGATTCGTGCGCGACGTGCTATGCCTTCGCGCCATCGAGCGGAAGGTGCCAACGTTTCCCGCCGCATTCAAGTGATTGGAGCATGGTCGATCCTACCGATTATTGCTGCGAATTTAGGCCGGGCAAGCAGCATGACGGAGCAGGGACCTCGCCACAAGGACCGCCGATGGGCGGAATGCCGCCGGGAGCGCCGCAATGAAACTGAGTGCCGCAGATCGCGAGAAAATTCCTTCGAGCGAGTTCGCCCTTACCAGCGGTCGCTTTCCGATTAATGACCCCAATCATGCCCGCGCAGCTCTGTCGGGTTCAAGCCGCGCGCTTCACGCTGGCAATATCACCGAAAGTCAGAAACAAACCATCGACGCGAAAGCACACGCGATGATCGCAAGATTGAAGAAAACATGATCGAAGAACTCAAGAAACTGCTATTGCGGGAGTACACGGAATCCGTCGGTGCTGGAGCGCAGTCGTGGGATGATTTCATTCGTAGCGAGGTTCGTCGGCTCGTCCCAAGCGCAACCGCCGTCGTAATGCGCAATAACCCAAAAGCGGAGATTATCTCAGTGGAGCAATTCGAGCAGGCAGAACAAGATTTTGACCACAGATTGAGATTGTTTTACGCGGGGTAATAATCCCGCGCCGAAAAATATAACCGGCCTCTGGCCGCACAAGGGAGAACAACATGGACGCAACACAATTGAGATCAACACCGCACGGCGTTTCCGGGCCGTTGGCAAGCACGGAGCCTGAACCGGGCAGCGAAGCGCACTTTCAAACCGTCAAGGCGGATTGGGAAGGTAAAGTCAAGACGGACGGGCCGCGATTCATCGCGAAGGCGCTGACCAATCCGGGCGACGTTTACCCCAAGACCCTCAGTAAGGCCGACGGCGTGTCTGTCGAAGTGAACAGCGCCGACGATGAAGCGAAGGCCCGCAAGGACGGCTATCTCGCGGAGTTCCCCGGCCTCTCGCACTCATCGAGCGATGCGGCGGAAATGGTCGCATGGATCTCGGATCGGTTTGCCGAAGGCAAGTTTTCTCGATTCTCGCTGTACGACTCCTTGCGTTCCAACTCTCAGGGCGCGCGCATGATCGTCGATGCCAAGCACTTCAAGAAGGCCGACATCGAAGCATTTGCTGGCGAGGCGACCGTGACCGATCAGGCGCGGATGCTGTATCGTGCATCGCTCCGTCCCGCCGATCCTATTGCAATCTCGGACAAGAAAGCCGATGCGCCGCAGTCCGAGTTTCCGAAGGTGATGAGCGGCGATGGCTTGACTGACACCGTGGCTGCGAATGCCAAAGAAGAAGCGGACGCACGGGCACAAGGTTACACGAAAGCGGTTCACATAAGCAAAGCGTGAGCCTCAATCTCCAGCAGCGATTCCTTCTGTGGTTCGCGGACTATCGCCAACTTCGCGATGAGAATGTGCGCCTCGGCGACGAGGTGCTATCGCTGCGCGGGCAACTGGAGGTAGAGCGCGGTCGGTTCGATGAACTGAGGCGCGAGTTCTCTGATCGTGAAGTAGCGCTGAATAACAGACTGCTGGCTGTGAAGTTTCCGGTCGAGATTCAGCGCGAGCGGCGCGAGGGTCCGCCGCCAGAAACCGGAGCGAAAGAGTGGAAGCAGGGGAAGATGCAGACCTTCCATGAGACAGTGGCGAGTATCGCGGCGAAGAGTACGCCTGCGGCATGACCGACGAACAATTAGCACTCATAGAAGTCGATCCCGGCGTCACGCCGGATGTGCTCGCTAAAGTTCTGCCCGCAATTCAGAAACTCGTCACCGAATCCATCGACCCCGACTATGAAGCGGAGCGGGTCATCCAACTGCTCCGACTGGAACGTGCCGACGCCTTTGATCGCGGTATTCAGAATATCGCGCCAAACATTGATAACAATGGCATCGTCACGCTGACGACCTTCGGTGTGCAGACCGGCAATCAGCAGCAGACCGGGAGTCGTGCGCTCGACTACAATCCTAGAAAGACGCGCAGTTACCGGGACAAATTCGTTTCGACTCTTGGTGGAAGGCCATTCTATAACACTAGCGCGGAGCCAAACGATCCGACGAATGAGAATGACCGGCGCGGTGCGCGTCAAGTCAACTTGCTCCTGCAAAAATTCGCGGGCGAGCGCGATCTGCGCGGAATAAACGACCGGCTCGCTTTCTATTTGTTCAAGCACGGAACGACCCTCGGACACGTCCGTACGGTAACTGACGGCAAGCGCTTCGGGTTCACGTCGGTGCCCAACGTGAGCCCAGGACAGCAATGCCTTGATTGCAACCAAACTGCACCGACACCAGGACCGGAGTGCGCCTCGTGCGGCTCTCCTAACGTGGCGACGGTGCCGGTGCAAGGCGCACCCAGCGAAGTTCCCAATTCCTCGGTAGAACTCACGCTCTTGAACGGATACTTCTACTCGATCCCATTCAGCGTTCAGGTTTTCAAGGAATCCCCTCGACTGATCCTGGAGTGCGAAAAGCACAAAGGCGCAATCATGCGTGCGCATCCGAATGCCCGCAAACTGGTAGGTAAGAGCGGCGGGAGTCCCTTTGGGGGCGATGGAGCCTCAGACGCGACAGGCGTGATGGTTCGATCTTCCGCGCAATCGCAATTCGGCGCGCCGCGCGCGTGGAACGACAACATCTGGGGTTATCGGCAGAATTACATTTCCCCGGATGACATGGAATTGATCGAGGAGGATACTGCTCGCGCACTCGTTCACAGTCTGTATCCCGACGGCCTCAAACTCGTCCGGGCCGCCGGCGTGCCGATTGTCCTGAAGCGCGAGGATTTCCGAGAGCGTTTTTGTGCCTGCCTCCCGTCGATGTCGGATTACGTTTTTGCGGACGGGATTTCGTGGGGCATGTTCGGCCTCGATGACTTCTACTCGAACATGCTTAATATCGCGGCCGATACGTTTGAGTGCGCGATTGCCCGCTGGTTGCTCAACCCCGATTATTTCGACGCGAAGTCGATGAATCAGTTGCGCTACTCGCCGGAAATGTTTATCGAGGGGATTCCCAAAGCCGGGGAGGGATTCTCCAACGCAGCTTACAAGTTGCAGGGCGACGACCCCTCTCAGGCGCTTGCGCCTTTCATGGTGGTGGTGGATGAGTTGATTCAGCAAATGCTAGGTCTGCCCGAGCAGTTGTGGGGCGCGATGCCGCCGAATCTCACGCTTGGGCAGGCGCGAATGATGTTGACGCAGGGACTCATGCAGTTGGGGACCGTCGCCAATAACATGACGCACTTCTACGAAGAGGCGGATACGAACTCGGTCAACCTCTACATTAAGACTGCCAAATCGAATCCATCGTTCGGCGGTCAAACAATCGACCTCGATCTGATCCGCAATTCGTCTTGGACGATCAAGGGGGGAACGGTCATGCCGCGCACGTTCGCCGAGCGGCAAGCCGATCTCTTGCAGATGATTACGAACAATCCGCAATTGACTACGAATCTCAAGATTTTCGACCCGGTTAACTTCGAGGCGATGACGGCGTACCTGGATCTCCCAGACCTGGAGAATCCAGACCTCGAAGCTGCTGAGGCGATTCGCGACGTGATCGATCAGCTTTGGAACGGCGCTCCGATTCAGCAGTCGGCGCAGCCAGATCCGACCACGGGATTGCCGGGTCCGACTCCGCCTCCTCAGCCTTCGATTCCGCTCGATCCGGTCGTGTTCCCGCCGGCCATTGTGGTTAGCCTCTGCCAGTCCGCTTTGCTCAAGGGGCAGTCGCGCGCACTGACGCCGGGATATGCGAACGTACGGGCGTATCTGATGGCCGCGAAGCAAGCCGCTGTACCGCCGCCGCCGCCGATGCCTCCGCCGAAGCTTTCGATGACATTGGCCTTGGACAAAGCTCCGAGCGAGCAGGAGATGGCGGTCCTCCAGAAATACGGAATAGACTTCCCGCCGAATGCGGGTCCATCGCTCGACACGATCAACAAGATGGACGTGGCGGTCCACCAGCACCAATTAAAACCGGCCCATGAGCAAGCTGGATTGCCACCTCCGGGTGACCCGCTGACGCCGGGAGCGCCTTCGATGATGCCGCCCGGAGCACCAACCGGGATGGATACTGGAGGACTGCCTCTGCAATGAGAGACTTGCATTCCAAAACAAAAGAGAGTAGAGTTGATTTTTCATGGCCGATGAATCAGCAGTAGCAGTCGTAGACGTTCCAGCAACCGGGCCGTCCGATTTCAATTCGTCCATCGACGCCGCTTTCGCATCCGTTCCTGTGGTTGTCGAAACTGCTCCTGATACGGCGATAGTCCCCGCTGGCGACGCATCCACCATCGTCCCTGCGGACACACAGGATCTCGCCGAGCCCGTCAGCGCAGCCGACGGAACGCCTTCTTCTGACGGCGCGACTATCACGCTAAGGGCCAAGAAAGCCAAGCAGTTATTTGCCGCCAATGATCTTGTCAAGGCCCTTCAGGAACTCTTCCCAGGGGTAACGATCAAGGATTGCGAAGCGGGTGGCCGGATTGAAGCTGCATTATCAAAGGCAAATGCCGCCGATCTGCTGATTACGTCTTACCTGGCGGTTCCTACGCAAGATCAAGTCACAGCCAGCAAAACCCTTGACGACATTGTCCTCGCCACGTTCCTTCAGCAGAATAACCCGAAGGCGTTCGGGTTTTTGGCAATTCGAGCCGCGCTGAAGCTCGCCGCTGTCGAGCCGGACGCTTTCAACTTCCTGCGAAGTAATTTCAATGCGCGACTGATCGAAGGGCTGAAAGAGCGGGCGCGGCAAACGACTGATGAAAAACTGCGCGAACAGCGCGTGTACTTAATCCAGCGGCTTCAGATGGAGTTGACATCTGCGGACGGCAAGGGCAGGCACGAGCCCACCGATGAAATCCTGAAGGGTATCACGGTCGATCCAGTAGCGCAAGAGCGCCAGTCGATTCAGGCACGCGAAGCCGCAGTCGCGGCGCGGGAAGCCGCCGACCGCGCTGCTAACAAGATCGCGTGGGATAACTGGATCGACAGCGCGGAGAATCAGGGATGGCAAGAGGAAGTCGCCGCTATGGTCAATAGCGTGCGCCCCAGCTACGAAAAGCTGCCCGATGGGGCAGCTACCCTAGGTCTGATTGAACAGGAATTGGTCAAATCCATCCGGGACGCGGAAGACGCTAACCCGGTATGGAAGGAACAGCGTGATGGGCTTCGCAGAGAAGCCGATCTGTTGCGCACTCCTGAGAGTATTGCCGCAGTCGCGGCATATCGGCGATCCATCGCCAAGCAAGTCCTCGCGGAAAACGCAAGGGCTATCTTGAATCGACGGGGCGTCGCCGTAGTCAAGCAGGCCACAGCAGCGAACGACAGAGCACGTACCAGCGCTCCGAACGAACTACCGGCAAACGGGATTGCTCCTTCGGCGGCGAATGGCATCGACGCGAAAGCGGCGATCATGAAGAATGCGAAGACTTTTGGAGAAGCGTTTAAGGACTGGTAATCGGCCCTCTCGCTATCCACAAGACTTCTAGGTTTTTCTCCGGTACGACGGCTAGTCTTTAGCTTGCGCATCTCGGGCCGCGCCATGTGCGCCGCTCTCAGAGGAAAGCCATGCAAGCGTTAACAGACATTTTGAACGCCAACATCGAAACCCTGCGTAAGGGCGTGTTGCCGGAGATTTACCAAAAAAGTTCGAACCTCGCCGTCCAGCGAGTCATGAAGGGGACGGAATCCTACCGCATCACCAAGACGACAAATGCGGACGACTTCCGTATTCCGCTGAAGACTCAACCGGCCGGCAAGTTCGGCGCGGCCAATCTTGACGGCGGAAACACCGGATTGGGCACCGGGTTCGCGGTAGCGCAGTTCATCCAGACCTACTTCGCTGTGAAGATGGGCTTCCAGATGACCTACGCGTCGCGCGTCGGATCGCAGACTACGGATCAGTCCGTCGTCAACGTCTTCAAGGAAACGATGAAAGACGGCGCGCCGAATATGGCGCGTTGCGAGGATGTGACCTTCCACAACCTCGGCGGTAACAACGGCCAGATCGGAATCGTCACCACGGCTGGCGCGGTGTCGAGCGGAAACCAGACGCTCACAATGGACCCCGAGTTCGGCACCCGGCTGCTGATCGAGGGTTTGGATGTGGAAGTCACGGATTCTACCGGAGCTTCCACATGGCGCACCTCCGCTGTCAGCCCGGACAATTTGCCTCGCGTGTTTTCGATCAATCGAGCATCGCGGCAAGTGACCCTGACCAACATGGGTTCGGTGACCGTTCAGAACGGAGATTTACTGTTCTTGGGCGGTGCGGTGTCAACAGGTCCGACAGAAGCATGGGCCGATGGTCTGTACTACACCAACACCACTGCGACCTCCGGCAGCTACCTGGGCCTGTCGCGCACCACTTATCCTTCGATCAATCCATCGGCGATCACCAGCGGTGGCACGATCAACGCCCAGCAGATTTTCGCGCTGAAGAACCTCATCAAAGTCCGTGGCGGAAATCAGTCGGTCCTGAAACTGATCGGCTTGGCATCCCCTCACCAGCTCGCGCAGATGAGCGCCCAGGTGCAGTCGATGCAGTTCTACCTGCGCGACGCGGTCAAGCAACCGCAGATCGATCCGTTTCCGACCACAGAGGACGGCGTGTCCTTTGGCGATGTCACTCACTATGAGGACTTGCTCCAGGGGTCAGATCGCATCGACTATCCGAACGTGGACACTTGGCTGCGCGTGTATCTCGACAAGCCAGGCGCCGACTTCTACCGCGACCTCAAGGGGGACATGTTCTTCCCGATGACCGCGACCAGCACGAACGCGGGGTACGCCTTCGGGGATCTGTTCTACCTGATTTCGACGCTCAATTACGCGAACATCAACCCAATGTTGAACGGGCTCATCACAGGTCTGAGTACACCTACTAGCGATTACGGATATTGATCGCGGATGACGACTGAGACGCTAGTTCGCCTGAACCGCATCCTCCAGGACTGGACTGCCTCGATACCCTACGGGAAGTATTCGGGGCAGTCCATGTTTCAGTGGAAGCCGTCGGGCGAGTTGATGGTGCTGGAGCGCGTGGGGACGAAAGAGATCGAGCACTGGTCGCTGGACCATACGCAGTGCTTCAAGGAGCAGGTGCCGGTATGCGAGTGGCGCTTGCAACGTCCGTTGTATCCGGTCGAGCAGTGGTGCTTGGCGCGGTGGACGGAGCCGGAGTGTTCCGAGGATGAGTGGATCGAGAAGTTTGGCAAGATCAACGCTTATCCGAGGGACGGGTATTGGTTTTCGGTGTATCCGATTGATGTAGGCGTGGAGCCGACCGAAGAGATGTCGGCCAAGTGCGCCGAGCAGATTTTGTGGCAGATGGATTTGGGCTATCACAAGACGCTGAAGCTGATGTTCGAGCGGGCCGAGAAGCGGGATCAGAAGCAGGATCAGCAGATTCGCGACATGATTGATGACGACTTCGCCTATCATGTGCCAGGCGCACGGGGTGGATCGTATTCGGTCCCGCTGACAAAGCAAGGATGAGGAGACTATGAGCAATTTAGCAGTAGCGGACGCTCCCGCAGGGAGCATTTTCACTGAACTGTCGCCAGACATCGGGCACCTCTTGCCGCTGGTGAACTACCACTTCAACGAAATCAAAGAGTGGCGAGCCTACCAAACCAAAAAAGAGGAAGGCTATTCGCACACCTACCACATCGCCGAGGTCAAAACCGCCAAGGACTGTCCCTGCATCCACATCATCGGGGATGCGTTTGAAAAAAAATACATGGGATATGGCAGATGGGAGCCGAGCCATCGCGCGACGACTGCCCGCCAGATCGCCAACGATCTCGTGCGGTGCGGCTCCGGCGGGGAGCCTGCGGACTCGGAAACGATTCTGCCGGCCGTCTGGATCGCCGCCGCCCCTGATTGCCCGCGCACGAAGGCTCAGTATGCGCGGTTTCGCGAGATATGGGGCACCGATGCACTTCGCAAGGAGTTCCCGGAGTTCGCCGCCGAGGTGAAGCGTTACGAGCGCCGCGAGTACCGGTATTGCGAGCGTCAAGTCCTTCAGGCGCGGAAGTTGTACGCGAACGAAAAAACTCGCGATCAGGCTTACAACGAGGTCAGATTCAAGAAAGCAGCAGTATGGATGGGGCTCGATCCGGCGGGCGATCCGTGGATGGATCAGACGACCTTCGGAAAGATCGACAAGTGCCCCTTCTGCGCGAACATCCTGCCGGTCGGCGCGAAGTTCTGCGCGACGTGCCAGGCGGTCAACGTGAAGGTCGGCAAGGATGCGTTCGAGTGGGTGAACAAGAACGTCGATCCGGGCCGCTACAACGAAGTGATGGAGATCGCAGCGGCATAAGATGGCCTCTCTCGCCTCAACCCAGTTCAATCTACCGCCCGCGCTGGCCGATCACGTCCGGCGCGCGGCGGCGAAGATACCGGACTGGGCGCTGGTGGATAAGGGGCGAGAGACGGAGCCGCATGTCACGGTGAAGTACGGCCTGCATTCAGACGATCCGAGTACGGTTAGGGGCATCGTATCGAGGCACCCTCAGTTCGACATCAGAATGGGGCGCACATCTCATTTCCCCGATTCAGGACACGGCGATGTGGTCAAGGCTGAAGTGGATTCGCCGCAGTTGCACGAACTCCATCACGCGATCTCGAACGGAACTGAGAACACGAGCACATTTCCAGACTTCAAGCCGCATGTCACGCTGGCTTATGTGAAAAAGGGGATGGGGCGGCATCTGGCCGAGAAAGATGGTGATTCACTGGCCGGTAAGAGCGCGCGGGTCGATCACGTGATGTTTTCCGACAAGAACGAGAAAAAGACGCGGATTCCGCTGAAGGCGTCGCAGTCAGATATGATCGCGCGATTGAGGCGTCAATGAGCGATTGCACCGTCCAGGATATACTAACCGGCGCACAGTCCGCGCTTGGGGACGCGAGCGGCGAGATTACGCAGGAAATCATCGACGACTTTCAGACCTCTTACGGCGAGATGATGGACCTGTCGATCAAACTCCAGTTGCCGGTGATTCAGCGCGAGGTTTATTTCAGTCTGTCCGCGAATACCGGCGCGCTATTTCCGAGTGCCCTTGGGGTGACGGACTTCGATGAGCCGTACAAGATTTGGGAGCGCGGTTCCGTTTCAAGCGTGGCGATTACCTCGACCACCGATGGAACTCCGCAGACCGTCACGACGGCGGCTCCGCACGGATTGAATACGAGCTCGCGGGCGGAACTGAACGGCGTGCAGGGCGTGCCTGGCTGGATCAATCGGGACTGGCTCATCACAGTGACGAGTCCAACGGCCTTTACGCTGAACGGTTCGATTGTGTGCGGGTCGAACGGCACGGGCGGCACCGTGATGTCGTCTGCGGATAGCTTTATCCCGATGCTGCCCCAGCAGAGTATTCCATCCGGCCCTGTTGGTCAGACGCTCGGGTTCTGGTGCTGGCAGGATAATATCCTCTGGTTTCAGGGCTCGAGCGAGGTTCGCCAGCTTTGGATTCAGTACTACGCGGGCGAAGACCCTCCCCCTTCGGGTGTGATTGGTTTCGCCAACGGGCGCGAATTGAATTTCCTGAAAACGGCGACGGCGGCGCACTTCAGCCCAAAGCGGCAGCTGCCGATGGGTCCGCAGTTGCGCATGGACGCTTACGGGGAAAGCGGAGTCGCGGACGGAGGCGGCGGGTTTCTTCGTGCTTTGATCGTTCCCATGCTCAAAGCCAAACAGGGTATTCCAGTAAGACCGCAGCGGTACAGGCCGCGCCGGATCGATTACCCGTTGATGAACGGATACAGTTACGTCAGCTAAGGAGACAAAATGTCAGTCAGCAAACCAGTAAATAACATATGGGCCGCAGTTCAGGCTCCGTGGATGCAACGCATCGAAACCGGCGGACAGGTGGATCAGACCGACCAGTCCATCGGCAACGGATACCAATGGTCCTCATGGGACGCGACCCTTACGAACGAGGTTCCGCTGATCGGCCTCGATCCCAACAACAACCTGCGCCTCGGCGAGGCGGTTGTGAACCCTGTCCGCGAGTCAACCACCATTCATCTTTACCCGAACGCGAACATGGTCACGCAGGCTTTCTTTGTCAATCCGACGCCGCGCACCTTGGCTATCAAGGGAATTAACTGCATCCTGACGACTGTCGGCACGGTCGCCGGCGCGACGGCTTCGATCACGCATGAGGCCACTGTCAACGGGACTCAGCAGGCTCCCGGAACCGGCAAGGTAATCCAAACTGGGACCTTTGGGCTGAGTACGACAGCAACCGCAGAAACCCTACAGGCTGGCGTGTTGGCATCCCCCTACCTGCGGGCTTCTCGCGGCATAAGCGTTACGAATGCGAATCCCGGAGCTGGGCTGATCGTTCTCCAGCCTGGAGATTCTCTCAGCATCGTGTTCGCGGGTACGCTGACCACTCTAGTGGGGCTGACAATCACGCTCTACATGACGCCGGGCTCGCAATTCCATTTCGTTTCCTATGTTGCTGCTCCCGCTGCTTCAGTGCAGACTCTTTCGTTGATGACCGCTATGCGTCCGCGCACGCTGCTTTACGGCACGCTGCTGGTGTCCACTCCCGAGACGGCGACGGGAACCTTGACGCTGAATGTGACCAAGGATGCGAGCGGTACAGCCCCCGGCGCTGGTACGGCGATTGCGACGGCGCTGACGCTCAAAGGAACCGCCAACACGCCAACTGCGTTTGTCTTGGGAACTGCCGCGAATCTATCATTCAACGCTACCGACAGCGTGGCTGTGCTGCTGGCTGGCTCCGCAACTCCTACTGCTATCGCGGGCGTGCTCGTGACGTTGGCTTTCGCGGGAAACATGGGCGAGGTGCAAATCGACTACAATCCGCAGAACTCGACCGTGGGAACGAACGAAGAGTTCTGGATCGCGGATCGCGATTACGAAGTTCTGGACTTCTCGGGCAAGTGGTCCCACGTCGGTGGAACCAGCGCGGTTGTAGGCATCACGGCGGATACCGGGACGCAGACACCCGGCGCCGGGACTATTCTTCAGACGGACAATTCGAGCACTGGATTCCTGACCACTGGAACCATCAACGTACCTGTGTTTGCGACGTTGGTCGCATTGCACTCACGGTTCCTGCGAGCCGGGGATCGGCTTGGGACACTCAACGGCGGAACCCTTGGGTCGCTCGCCGGGTTCCAGTCGAGCATCAGACTCCGGGCGATGTAAGGGATGGTGATGTGGCGATTCTTCCCGTCGGCGTTCAGACGCAGGATTCGATTGTAGGGGACTTTCGCGGCGCGTGGTTGCGCCCGGACCCCGCCAGCGTCCCAGCGTCTGAAGCGCTCCTTTCGCTGAACTGCGAGTACAACCCCGGCGAGGTAATGACCCGTAACGGTTTTGGGTTGCTCTGGAATCCCAATAAGGTCATCACTTCGCTATTCAACTGGATCAAAGCGCCAGACGGGGTATCGACGGCTGGAAACTATCTGGTGCTCTACAATGCGACTGACGGCGCGGTTGAGTGGGTCGCCAATCTTTCTTCTCCATCGCGGTTCCCGCTGTTTTCGGTGACGGCTGAGGCGGTCGCTCCGGCATCTAACGGGAACCAGTTGTTTTTGCCTACGTTTAATTCGGCTGGATCGGGCGCGGCGCAAATGCAGATCGCTGGAATTTACTCGCTTTTCACGATTGCAGTGGATGTAGCGTTTCAGGGTCCTATTGTCGGTAAGCCTACGTTGGCTAATGCGGGAACGGGAACGGTCACTGCGGGCTCCCATTTTGTCGGCTATGTGATGACGACGCGCACGGGGTTTACTGGTCCGATTTGCCCTGTTGTGAGCGGTACGAGCACGCCGGATCAGACTTCCTCGATTGTGGCGCCCGGCGGGGAAACCATCACCGGTGTCATCTCCGGCGTGACCTTCCCGCCTGATGTGGACGAAATCCAGATCGTCATGACGGCCACGACGAATGCGTTCCAGTACTTCCTCGTGCCTGGGCAGACGTACGGCGTGAGCGGCGCGACGACGGTGAATTTTACCATCGACATCGACGACGTGACGTTGATCGCGGACGCCACGGACGTTACGAACAACCAGTTCTTCTTGACGCAGGACTCAAGCGGAAACGGGCCGTTCTCGCCGTTCATGTGCATCATCTATGGGCAGCGGTCGGTTTACCTGACGCTGAACGCCGAGAATTTGCCGGTGTTCTATGCGAGCGAACCGAACAATGCTCAGCAATTGACGCAGCAGTTTCATGAAGTGTTCCTGCCGGGGTTTCAGGCGATCACTTCTGGGTTCGTTTTTCAAAGCGTGCTCTATGTCCTCGGGCCGCACTGGACCTATGCGTTCCAGGACACCGGAGGTCAGCCGGTTACGTGGCCGACTCCGGCGCTGGTCGATGCGAAGATCGGCGCGGCGTGTGTATTCGGAACGCTGGTCGGATCATCGGGGGAGTGGGTGGCAGTCGTTCACATCACGGGGCTCTATATCTTCAACGGAAATTATGCGGACAATCCGCTGACGTTCATGGTGGATTCGGATTGGCGGCGAATCAACTGGGCGGCGGCACAGACGATTCGGATGTCGGACAACAAGGACATCAAAGAAATCGTTGTAGCAGTGCCGCTGGACGGAGCGACAACACCTTCGCACCTGATGATGTTCGACTACGCCGATGGACTCGATTACACGACCATTCGGTACTCGCTGTGGAACATCCAGGGTGGTTTTGAGCCGCGCGGTCTGTGTGTTTGCCAGAACAATTCGACCTCGCGGCAAGAGTTCCTGTTGAGCGATGCGACTGCGGGGCCGGTGCTCCGGCAGATGAACGAGACGGATGATGCGAGCACATGGCCGAACGATTGGGAACCGGGGGCTTCGCCGAATCAAGCTGGCATCAGTTTCCAGTGGGAATGCGCGCCGCAGCCGGATGGTTCGGCAGGAACGGTGATGGCGCACGTCGGGGCGTATACGCGATTGACCGGAGTGGGCCAGCCCGTCATTACCAGTTACGGGCTTGATCGCACGGTAGCGAAGCAGTGGACCAAGCCGATTCAGTTGTCGGTGAATCCCGGCGTCGAGTACTGGCGGCAGTTTTACATCACATCGGAGCGGTGCTCGATTCGGTTCGTGTCCGGCGTTAATCCGGGTGATTGGATGAAGGTGAGTGCTTTAAGGGAAAGGTACTACCCCTGGGCGGTGCGCCGATGACGCCGACAACAAGCAGTCCGCTGGCTATTGGCGCGTTGACGAACTCGATTCGCAACGGCGGGCGGGTGACGGATATTTACATTGCGCAGGCGCTGAATCTCGTTGAGCAATCTGTAAATCAAAACAGCCGATCCACACAGTTTCAAATCTCTAATATTCCATTCCCGCCCATTCCGGTGAGCACGACACCGCCTGGGAATGTCACCGCGATTGTGGTGACCGGATTCATCGACCCAAACACCCTTGCCATCGCTCTGCAAGTGCAAGTGACCCCACCGACCGACCCCGGCGACACGATTACAGGCTGCCACATCTATTTAGAAGTACCGGATCAGTCGAGCGGGACGCCGGTCCAGGTTGGGACTACAGACTTGTCCGGCACCGCTTCCCTCATCGGACCTTGGACGCCAATAGATTGTGGTACCTTCCCTATCGGCGCGCTCGCTGCTCGCCTGACAATCCCGAACATTCCAGGACCTCCAGGGATCAATGCGAGTATCAATATCCCATCCCGTGTCTACGCGAACTCGGTATCCGGCCCAATTCAAAATACGTTGGTGGAAGCGAACCAGCCTAGTCCGACACCAAGCCAAACCTTTACCCTTGTCTCGGTCGCTTCCGGCACGCCTGCCAACGGCACCAACATCACGGGACTAACGATAGCGTCTGGCGGTCTGGTCACCATCGTCGCCGATGCTTTGGCTCCGGTCAATGTCACCGGTAAGCTGGAGACACCAGTGTATGTGCAGGTGGCCGATACGCCAGTCATCCCCGGCTGGTGCTTTCAATTGGTGCTGACGATGGCGGGGACTGACCCAACGCTTGCCGCGAACCAGACGGTGCTAAACGGCGGGCAGCTTTATACTCAGGCCGGCCCGGTGGTTGCGCCCGCCGATGGCATCTCGCAACTCACCACGCCCCATAGCTTTGTACTGGACACGCCGACCGCCGTGACCAATGCTGTTGTGTGGCTAGTGGCTGGGCTCGTCAATGCGTCTGGCGTGTTCCAGGGTAATAACATCGTCCCCGGCATCACCCCAAGTTTCCCGATTGTGTATGGGTCCACGGTAGGTACGACGGACGCGAGCGCCATCATCACCTCTACCATTGCCGCGTCCATGGCGATTGTGAACGGGCTGTTCGGGGTGGCGACGGCGGGGATCACGAACTCCCTGCTCGGGTCGGGAGCGGTCGCCACAATCAACGTGCAGAACCTTGCCATAACCAACCCGCTGCTGGCCTCGCTCGCGGTCCAGGCTGCCAACCTTGCTACCGGCTCCGTCACCAGCACGGCGATCGCGGCAGCGGCTGTCGGCACAGCGGCAATCCAGAACGCGGCGATCACCAACGCACTCATTGCCAACCTTGCGGTGTCCGGGGCTCAAATCCAGTCTGCCACCATCACCGGGGCCAACATTGCCAGCGCCACCATTGGAACGGCGAACATCGGGACGGGGGTCATCACCAACGCGCTGATCGCTACGGCTACGATCACTGGGGCGAAGATCGCCAGCGCGACGATCACGGACGCCAACATTACCAGCCTATCGGCAACCAAGCTGACAGCCGGTACGATCTCGGCGACGATCTCAATTACGAGCCCAACTATCACTTGTACAAACGGGTTTGAGGTGACCGCCGGTGGCCTTACTACCACTATTGCAAACGCTGTTCCTACTGGAACTTTTACTTCCAATCCGGCTGGTCTTATCGTAACAGATGGCGGCACGGTAATGTCCATAGTATCAGTCGCAGACGGCCTAGCAATTTTGGATTATACAGGAACCCACATGTTTTGCCAGTTTGGATGGCAGAACGTCACAGGCGGCGTTGCTGGTATCTTAGAACTCGGATCGTCGGTTAGCGGGGCTCACCTTATACAGATTCAGCCAACCTCTGGCTCTGGAGGTAATCCGATCATAAATATAGGCGGGCAGACTGGGTTCACAGGAACCCTGGCCGCCGCTATCACTGCCGGGTATAGTGTGATAGCCGGAGTTATTGTGACTTAGGGCAGTACCGAGATGGACGGCAATGTGGCAACAGGCAGGAGCGGAGTGATCGTGACGGTGGCACCATTAATGGCGTCTAAGTACACGAGGCATTGGGTCAGCGTGGTCCCGTCCTGCCCGAATGGAGTTTGTGACGCCGTACAGGTAGCTGTTTGCGCCTTAGGGTTGCCCTTCGGGTCCGAGTATGAAACGGAGATCGTGTAGGCCGCGTTGCCGATTTGTATGTTACTGACGATGAATATCTGGAGAAAGGGTAGCTGTGGCGAGGGAAGTATGAACCCTTGGCTGTTGAGCTGGGCGATGCGCGTCGAACTGAAGTTCAATGCAAATGTGGTAGTGGTCGGTTGAGCAGCCGCGAAGGACGTAGCGAAAATGAAGAGGGATGCGAGTGCGAGTTTCATTGAGGTTCCTTTATGGTAGTCAGTTGTGGAATCGGCGGGGCGAGTGCCCACTCAGTAAGGGGCCATCGTTCCGTGTTGATTAAAAGTTTGAGCACCGCTTCGTCGGCGTATTCCTGGATCTCTGCAATAGAATGTGGAGCGCCGATGCTGTTGATGTAAACGTGTTCCCATTGCTTGTTAATGTATTCAAGCAGATGGAATCGTAATTCGTAGTGGCAGATAACGCACTTGTAGGAGTCAAAGCCGACATGCACGTGGAAATACTGCACGGGTCCACCATGCTGAGCGATCCATTCGTGAAGTTCACGTTTGATTTCGGAGAGTGTCATTTGATCTTTTCTTCCTTTGCCAGACCGCGAATAGCAAGTTCTACTACCGCCGTCTCAGCAACCCCGAGTTTCTTTGCTAGAGCCGCTGCAAGCCGAATGCCCTCATCGCTGATCCGGTATGTTTTCGATTTCTTCATGGCTCAAGTGTACAGCAGAATGCAATACGCTGTCAAGGGGATAATGTAGGTTCATGATAACCTTGACCATCGGCCAACTCCTCGACGCCTCAGACACCCTCGCCTTCCTCCGCAAGGCCCCGCTCCCACCTGTCTACGGTTTCAAAGTGGCTGTATTCCTAACCAAAGTCCTCGCCGAGATCCAGGCCGCTCACGAAGGCAACCTGCAAATCTTCCGGCGCTATGGCACGGAGTCTGACGGCCAGATCCAAGTCCCTGCCAACAAGCTGGCCGCGATGCAGGCCGAACTCGCCCCGTTCCGTGCCGAGCAGGTGCAGATCGACTGCTCGCCTTTGCCTCGCCTGCTCATTGACAAGTTACCCGCCATCTCCGCTGACCAGATCCTAGCCTTGATGCCATTACTCGAACCAGAAAAGGAAACTGACAAATGAAATACATTTTCAGCATCACCATCGTGGACAAGAATGGCCACAACCGCCGCTTCACCGGCACGGCCCCAGACCGGGCGACTGCCGAGGCCGCTGCTTGCGCTTTGGCTGGGGTCCCTACCGGAACGGTCCCCGACCACTCCGGCAAATTGCAGCCCGAGCCCATTGACTTCGAGGTGTAACCAGCATGGCGGAACTATTCAACCCCGCAAGTTGGACGACGACCACCAAACCCGGCGTTACCGATTTCCAGAACATCGCCGCCGACATCGCCACGCGCGGCTCCAACATGGACTTCGCTAAATACGGCTTGCCTAATTTGGCGTGGGTGACGCTGGTCCCCGGCGATATCCCCGGCAATACATACACCGTCACAGCGGCAAGTTGGTCAGGTGGCATCGTCACCCTCACGGTTAGCACGAGCCACAACTTCGCCGTGGGCCAGCGTTTCTCTCTATCCGGCGTCACCCCTACTGGTTACAACGGTACTGACCTAGTGACCACCTCTGGAACCACCGGCACCACGATCAAATACGCGCTTGGAAGCAATCCCGGCGCGTGGTCGAGTGGCGGAACGATTATTGTCGACGAATTGGCGAGTCCAGGACTCGGAACTCTCTGTGTGGATCAGACCGTCACGCTCAGGATTTGGAACGGATCTTCCTTTGCCGTCGCTGGTCAGCCGGCACCGGGGCCTTGGCAGAATGTCAGCGGTGGGGTTGGCTTTCAGAATGGTTGGGCAAACACTGGCACGAGCACATACAATCAAGCCCGGTATCGAACCGAGGGGATTGATTCCGTACGGCTAAGCGGAAATATCAATACGGGCAGCAATAATACGGTCGCCTTCACGCTGCCTTCCGGCTATCAGCCAGCCAAGCAGGTAAATCTTGTTTGTTGGAACTCTGGCGGAAACAACACCACCTTTGTGATGATTGCCGCGAATGGACAGGTTGCGGTTTCCAGTTTCGGAACTATCGGGAACATTTCCCTAGAAGGTTTGACTTTCCAAACATCATGATTTTGCTAACATTACTCACAATAGGAGCTTCCAAATGACACCCTCTATGCCTCCGGGCAATTCGCAAGCCGCATGGGGCAACAATCAGAATCGGCCCACAGGTCCAGCGTGGGGCAACCAAGCGGGAGCGCCACAGTCTCAGTTGATGCCCCAGGCTGGTGGTTCTCCGCCGATGCCCTACCAACCGGGAAGTACTGCCGTTGGCCCAGGGGGACCGCCTCCGACGGGTCGCCCGATGCCGCCCCCTGGAGCACCCGCCCCGCCTCAGCAGTTCGTGCCGCCCGCGCGTCCGATGACGGCTCCGGGTGGGCCGCAGGGTCCGCCGCCGGGACAGGGCGCGATGCCTCCAGGTGGTGCTCCGCAGCAAAATCCAGCGATGATCCAAAGGCTCAGGATGACGGGCGCACCCGCCGCACCGCCAACGGCACCGGCGCAGCCGATGAGCGCACCGCCTCCGAGCGGTCCGGGGCCGCAGGGTCCGCCGCCTATCAACCAGACGTTCTAAACTAAGGGGATACCAATGGCTTCAGCCCCAATCGATTACAGCGCAATTCTCCAGACTCAACAGCCTACGGCGATGACGCCGAATATGATGAGTCCGGGGATGGTTGTGCCTGTAACGAACTTGGGAGATCCCGGCGCGCAGCAGATGCAGAATCGCCTCGCAAGCTCTGCCATTGGAAGCCAGCTAGAAGCCTACGACGCGAACCAGCAACAGTACTATAATAACGCGCAATCTGCTTACGCCAATGCCGCGAACGTTGAAGGCGCGAACATTGGCAACACCCCCGGCTACACGACCGACGAACTCGGAAACATCCTCCAGACAAGTCAGTATCAGGCAGGTGAAACCACTCCACAGGGCTACGCTTCGCTCGCGCCGACGCAAGCGCAATCCGCCGCGATGCTCGGTGATCCGAACTCGCTCTACAACAGTTTTGATCCAAACGCCATTCTCAACACGGTCAACACCAGCCAAGGGAACCAGCAGCAGTTTTTGACCAATGCGGACACTGCGCTCGGCACCGCGCAAGCCAACATGGGTGCGGGTTATGACTCGGCGATGAGCAATCCCGGCTTGTCCTACGACCCAACGGGTTCATTCCTGAACTCGGTAGAAGGGGCGTACACGGGCGCGGCGAGCAATATCGGAGCAGCAGACACGAACGCGAACCTATCGCTTACCAACGATCTGAACCCGAACACCTACAACATGAGCGACGCGCAGGTTCAGCAGATCGAGAACCAGGCCGCAACCGGAGTCGGGGCCGCGACAGCCGCGCAGAATCAGGCTTACGAGAACGCCGCACTCGCATCGGGGAATGCCGATCCGATGAGCGTAGCGGCGCTTCAGCAGCAGAACAGAGTGCAGGGTGACGAAGCATCTGCCGCCGCCGTGACGAACGCCACGCTCGCAGCGCAGGCCCAACAGCGGTCGTTGGAGATGAATTACGCGCAAACTCAACTGGGGGCGCAACAGACCGAGTCCGGGATGCAGGTGGGCGCGGGCGAGAACCTGCTAGGCCAGCAATTGGGAGAAGCGAATAACTATCAGCAGTCAAGCCTCGCGGCGGAACAGAATCTTGCCAATCTCGGCATGAGCGCCACAACGAACGAAGCGAATGCGGCGTATCAGAACGCGATGTACGGCGGTAATGCCGGTATCGGCATAGAGCAAAACGTCGGACAGCAGATGACTGCGGGTCAGGAATACGGACAAACGACTGGCGAGAATCTGGCGGCGAACGTCAACCAGTTGAACACAACCTACGCCAACCAGCAGTACCAGAACCAACTAACCAACACGATGTACCAGCAGCAGAATACGTTCAATCAGAATACCGCTGTGACGAACACGCAGAGCGCGGCCTACCAGGCAGCGGCCAATGCGCGGATCGCGGGCCAGAACAACTTCCTGAACTGGTCGACGGGTCAGGCGAACGCGAACGCCAATACTTCGCTCGGCTACACCGGCGCGGAGAACACGGCGAACGCGACGACGCTGGGCGCGATGAACCAGGCGACGGCGACGGGCGCGCAATGGGGCTTGGGTTTGAACAACTCGACGTTCAGCGGACAGCTTGAGCAGGGACTTGGGAAGGGATTGGCGACAGCAGCCGTAGGATCATCCGCTGGCGCGCCTAACGCACTGGGATACTGATGAGCGCATCCATCCTCAACTCGCTAGCTTCGCCGATCACGACGCCGCCGTTCATGGCGACCGATCTTGATGAGGATTACACGCCTGACGCTGCGCCCGGAGAACTGAACCCGGATTCGGCCAACTATAACCCCGGCTTATTGAATCAGGTGAGCGATGCCGGGAACCCGGAGGCGGGTCCGTTGACCGGCGCGTCGGGAAACGGGTATGGCTGGATGCCGCAATCCGGGAGCGGTGGCCCATCTGATGAGCCGGATGAGCCTGGGCCGCTGCTGGAGTCCCCTAGCGGACCTACGCCATCAGAGATCGCTTCTGCTCCGATGAAACCAGGATTGCAGGGGAATGACGCATCCCCTCCTGAACCGGCAGCGTCGCCAGCATCAAACGAGGCACTCAAGGCTGAGGCGAAACCACCTGGACTATTGGACAACCCAGCTAAGAAATCGGCTGATTACAATAGCGTAGCCAACGTTGGGGCCGATGAAATGGGCGCGCCCGCGCCCGAGGCCACTGGACGCCGGGTGATGAGCGTCAACGATGTGCAGAATGGCGGAACGGGCGCGCAAGCCGCCGCGCCACAGGATCTCACGACGATCCCGACGCCAGCCACGGATGCGCTGATAAAGCATCGCCTCGACCGCCTGAAGGAAATCGAGGATCATCCAATCACCGTAAAGCGGCAAATTCTCGGAATGTTGGCGGCTGCGATGCCGCTCATCGGCCCGGCAATCGGCGGAGCGGTGCTCCATCCCGGCGGAATGCAATCGGCCCGCGAGGACGCCGCGCTCAAGGCTGCGAGCGATGCGGAGCTTGCCGACCTCCAGAAGCGGTCCTACGCGCAGAACATCCAGAGCGAGATTGAGAACCGCCAGCAGCAGCGAGAGGAATCCGCGCAAAAATTGGCTGACGCTCGCGAGAACCAGGGGTACGTGCGGGAGGATCGGCGACAGAAGCAGGCCGAAGGCCCGAACGACATCACCGGCAGCTACGAGAACCTGGTCACACCGGCTCAATCGCTGCCGCCGACCTACACGCCTCCAATGCTGACGAGTCCCGAAGCGCCGCCGAATTTCGTTGGTCCGCAGCAACCGCCTCAATTACCGCTCGCTGGCGCGAATAAACCGATTCCGCTACCCGCTGTGCAGAGCACGCCGGAATCTAAACTGCCGGGGTACAACATCGTTCCTCCGGGGCCGCAAGATCAAGCCGCAGGATTGACGCGCGTGCGTCCGACCCCGCAAGAGGTCGCGCGGCAGAAGAAGGTCGCGGATCAGGCGAATTGGCTCCCGACGCCCCCGGCAATCAAGGCCCTATATCAAAATGCGCCCGATACGATGCCCGCCGCCGCGATTGATTCCATGCAGCGGAGTATTGATTCCGGGAACCAAGCCGAGATGAACCGGATCATGCGGGAGCAATTGTCCGTTGAGTCGATTCAGGCCCGAAAGGATAACGCCGCACTCATGGCGGCAGCGGTAGCAGGCAACCGCGACAACAAAGCGGATACCGCTCTGAAAACGGCAGCCGTCAAAACGTATGCTCCCGCCTTGGATTCCGCCGAACGCTTCAACGTGATGGCGAAGAATCAGGAAGATGCCCTGAAAAACAACGATCAGCAGGCTATGCTCTCGTTGCTCGCCAATCACCTCGGGATGACGATGGGACTCCAGAAAGGCGCGCGTCTCACCAAAGACATCATCAAAGAAGCGGTCGCTTCGCGTCCCTGGCTTCAGGGGATGGCCTCTAAATTCGATAAGGACGGATACCTGACCGGCGTCACCCTCACGCCTCAACAGATGCAGCAGATGGTTTCACTGGGGCGCGAGAGATTTTCCGAAGATCTTACCAAAGCCAGAAGCGAAGCGTCCTATGTGGGCGTGCCGGACGACGGGCCAAGGCGCATGCCGAACAAGGCGACCATCAATTACTACAACTCGCTCAACGGGGGTGATAGCGGGAAGGCCCGCTCCGCGATGGAGGCAGACGGCTGGAGCGTGCAGCCCGGGAAAATGGTCCGAATGAAGGCTCCGAATGGCGCTGTTCAATCAGTGCCAGAGGATCAGGTTGAGCATTACAAGAGCCTCGGGGCATCGGTGGTTAAAAACTAATGGCCGATTGGTTCGCTCAGAACGCGCCAGCACCTTCCAGCGGAGATTGGTTCGCTGCAAATGCTCCTACCATTTCCGCTGCATCCACTCCGGTCCCCGGCATGGAGAGATTGGGGACGTTACCTGGAACTACGATGCCTGCTCCGCTGCCTTCCCAGCTTCAACCCCCGGTCGGCACCGTGGCGACGGCATTCAGGAAAGCTCAAAACCTCGCGCAAGCGCACCCATACATCACGGCAGCGGCCAGCCTGTTTCCTGGAGGCGCTCCAGTAGCGGAAGCGTTAGCGCCGGGAACTTCGGATCAAGTTGCGCGAGGATCTCTTAAAACCCTCGCAAGCGATGCTGCTGCAGTCCTTCGGCGCGGGACTGGACCAATCGGCCAAGCCGCTGGTTACTTGGCCGACAAGACAGGAATCAGCGATAAGTTTGATGCGGCGACGCAACCTCAGGGTCCAGGCGAGCAAGTAGGGCATTACGCGACGATGGCGGCAGAGGCAGGACTCCCGATTCCTGGAGCCGTTGATGCGATTCCCAATGCCGAGCGCGCTGGCAGGAATTTCCAGGCCGTGATGCAGGCGGCTAAAGACGTTCCGGTTGACCTGGCCGCCGCGAGCACGCCAGCATTGAAAGCGCAGGAATTGAGGGAAGCCGGAGCTTCGATGCCGAGCGTTGTGAATAAATTTCTGCAACGTACTACGGCTCCAGGGGGAGAGCCCCTAACCTACGATCAGTCCCGATTGTTCGCCAGCAACGCAGGGAGGCTTTCTGCGGATGAAGCCAGCCGGATGATTCCTCCCATGAAGGCTCAGGTTGCAGGCTTGGCGAAAGCCCTTAACGATGCCAATGCCGCCGCCGCTGAGCAGGCTGGGGTAGGTCAGTTATACACCGACGCCGTGAACGAGTACAGGCAGGCGATGAAGTTGAAGGGTGCGAAAGAAGCGGCCCTTGAAATAGCCAAGGAGGTCGCCAAGAAAGCAGTTCTTGGTGCTGGCTTTGGATTGGGCGGCTATGCCGTGTACAAAGCGATAGGAGAACTATGACGCAGCCCCCAACGCTCACCAGCCCGGAGAATCCCCAATGAAAATCGTCGCGCAACTTCCCGCAAACCGTCTGATCCTCGGAACGTGGTCGCTCCTGAACGATGATGGTTCAACAAATCTCGGGCCGTTCCAGTGCGACGGCAAGAGCGACAATGCGGCGGCTGCGGCGCACGGCAACCCTACACGCGATCCACGGAAGGCATTCGGCGATACTCCGACCGGGAACTATATCGCGCGATTGGCGCACGTTCCAGACACGCCCGAGAATCGCTACGGCTATGGCCTGCCTGACGACAGCGGAGCAATTCCCGTGATCTGGCTGACCCCACAAGAGGGCGACGGCACCTCGGACGCTTGGGCGAGGCAGACCAGCGAGGGGCTGGACGTGAACATGGGGCTAGCGATCCACAGCGGACCTCCGAACGGGAGCAACGCGCTCCGTCCGACGTACGGGTGTCTGCGAACATGGGAACAGGACTTCACGCAAGTGCGACCGCTTGTGGCTGGAATCGGGCCGTTTCCGGTTTCGATTGTGGAGGAAGAGGCAGAGACGGTGATCGGATAAAAAGGAGAATTTATGGCGTTTATTGCTGTTCTAACTGTTTTGCTTCTCTTCCTCGCGGCATTGGGCCAATCGTGGTGGTGGAGGCAAGCGGCCCCGGCTCCGTGGTACGGTAGTGCTGCGTTTTGTTGGGGTGTGTTTTTTCTGTCGGTGTATGTGACGTGGCCCACATTAAAGGCGTTGACTGGCCTATGAAATCCTGGAGAACCACAGTCACTTCGGCAATTTCAGCCGCCTCCGCCTTCGTTCTTTTTGCACAGCAGCTTCACTACATCACTTTTCCTAACTGGGCAATGGCGATTGCAATGTTTACGATGGCGGGGGGGCTGGCGAGCTTCGGCGTCAGCGCGAAGGATAGCCAAGTCAGCGGCGGTACGATCTCGCAACCGTCGAGTCCTGAGGTCATCGCCAATTCAACGCAGTCGCCAGTCGTCACCGTTACAACTCCGACAGCGCCAGCTCCGCCCGAGAAACCATGAACCCGACGAGTTGGTCCAAATTCGTCCAGGAGAATTTCGACAAGCTCTTGCTCGTGTTTGTATTCCTAGCCTGCATTGTGTTGGTCGTGCATCTGGTCCATGACGCCCGCGACCAGGAGCTTGTTCTGTGGGGGCGAGAGATCGCAGACACCGTCCTTGGTGCTTTGCTCGGCTTAATCACTGGCCATGCTCTCGCCGCCAGCCGCACGACCGCAACCACAACAGGCAACCCGCCCGCAACATCGGTGGTGACGGAGACTAAGTAACTTGTGCCTAATAAGATCCAGCGCGATCTAGCTGTCGTGAAGGCGGTAATGCACGAGCGTCTTGTGTCCGGGCGGCGCGAGCAGGAATTGCTGGACGAGATGCGGAAGGACGCGGTAACCTCGATCAACTACCGGCTGGAGGGGCTAAACGAATTTCGCAAGCAGCTCGACAGTATGGTTGGCGGCCTGCTTTCTAGGATTGAATACTCCAATGCCCATCAAGCGTTGGTTGCCCAAATTGCCGCACAGAGAGAAGACTCCGAGAAACGATTTAGGGCGCTTGAGCGATTGGTGTGGATGGCGGCTGGGGCCGTAACTATCATCGCGGTCCTTATTAACTTGCTGAGGAAACCATGACTTGTGACCATCCCGAAATGTCCACGGTGCGGCTCGCAGATGGCGCAACTCAGCGACCATCGAGGACAGGCCGCGAATCTGTTCGAGTGCCCGCGTTGTCAACCGCCGCACGATTATTGGATGCGCGATTACAAGGGAAACTTGGTCGCGTGTGGATGAAGGGAGAATCATGAACAACAATCTACCGAAACCGCCAGTAGCGCAGCGCGGCAAAGCGCCGCAAGTCGGCCAATGGGCACCGTATCTCGAAGATGACGGCACGCTCTGGCCGGGCATCATCACCAGCGTCGGCGACCACAGCCCCGATGGGAAGTGGTTCAACGTCGGCGCAATTTACCTGAAGGGCGGAACGCCGGTCACGGGAGAATGGCTTTACGATGTGATGACGGCGGAAGTGACGTACAATCCTCCTGGACCCCCCTGGCCCTGATTGATATAATTGGACTTATGCGTATTCGAACTTTCATACCAGCCGCAAAGCGCTTCTGGAGTCACGTCGATAAAGACGGTCCAATCCCTGGGCGTAACCCAGAACTCGGTCCGTGCTGGGTTTGGACTGGCGGTAAAAATCGGTGGGGCTACGCTAGCATCCAACTTGGGCAGACCGAATCCGAAACTTTAAAGATCAAGAACATCGCCGTCCATGTCTTCGCGCTCACCGAAGCTCTCGGGCGTCCGATCACACCGGGACAGTGCGTACTTCACGCCTGCGACAATCCGGCATGCGTCCGCAACGACACGCGCGGGTGGTATGAGATCGATGGCGTGTTCAATCCAATGCGCGGTCACTTGCTCGAAGGCAGCAACGCGCAGAATGTACTCGACCGTAACGCGAAAGGACGCGTCGTGAGCAACAGAATCCCTCCGAGGATGTACACCAATGAGGAAATCCTCGGGATGAGGGCGTTGAAAAGTTCCGGTAAAACAGTAAATGAAGTGGCAGTCGCCTACGGAGCACCGTTTCCTAGCGTCCGCAAGATCCTTCGGTGCGAGACGCACAAGAATCTCTGATAAATGCTTGACGCACAAGGCACTCAACCGGATTCAACTCTGTGGCAGAAGATCGTCGCTGCTTTGGTGGTGGTCATTGGCATCCTGGGTGCTGTGATAAAGAGCATGCAGGCCAGACTATCTAGGGCTACAGGCAGAAGTGCTCCTATCGAAGAGGCTGTGCGGAATCTGGTTCACGTCATCGTGACGGAGAATTTACGCGAGTACGACCGAAGGTTCGACGATCTGCGGCAACAGCGGAACGAAGATCAATTGCGCTTACAGGAGCAGTTGGGCGCGATTTACCGCGAGATCCAGTCGCTGCGACCGCCATCCAGATGATGAGGCATGCCACTTGCCATGCGGTTGAGATGACGGCCACGTTCCAGCGATCCAGCCCGCGCACGGCTCCGGCCCACAGAATCGCGCCAAGCCACGCAGCGGCAAGCAACCCATGTGTGCGGATGAACACAGGCACGCGAACCCGCATCGACCACGCGAAGGCAGACGTACTCACGACGACAGCAAAGGCGATCTCTGTTGAGTAAACGCGGGCGTAGTAGAGCGCATGGGAATATCCCGCGTATGGAGGCGGCACGAAGTACATCATCGCGCCGAGCGCGATCAGGCCGACCAGCGCAGAGAACTGGCGATCATAAACGGCAGCATAATGGGCGACGGTGAATGATTCTCGAAATAGGACTTCTACTGTGAACAGCGCCAAAGGAATGATGAGCAGGATTTCGGCAACAATGCCCCATGATGGGCTGTTTTGGAAGATTGTGGCACAGATTGTGGCAGCCATGTACAAACGAAACGCCGGGAATAGATCGACGTGCCGGATGGCAAGCGCACGCAGGATGATCGATAGAAGTGTTAGCGCTGCCCAAGTATAGCGAATCGGGCTGGGATGGTAGATCCCAACGAAAGTCAAAATCTGGTTGATGGCGGTGACCATCTGCGGTAGAGTTTAGCATAATAGGGAGAAATCTTCATGCGACTGATTCGAGCGAGTGCCTTAGTCCTGTTGATGATCGGGACTGCGAGTCGCGCGAAAGCGCAGGGCTGGGGTCAGTGGCCTCCGGCTTCGGGTGGCGGCGGTTCCGGCGGGTTCGTTTACATCGGGGCGCTTTCTGGCATTCCCGCGACATGCACGGTGGGGCAAACTGCATTCATCACGAACGCCACGGCGGGGGACAATGTCTACCTTTGCACGGCTACCAACACGTGGACGCAGCAGACGGGGAGTTCGGGGACGCCTCCCTATGTCGGGACGTTCACCAGCACGACGGCGACGATCTTAGCCTCAACGCACGGGCAAGGCGTTCACCCACACGTGGACGTTTATAGTAGCTCCGGTGATTACACCGCCGCTGGGGTAAGTTGCCTGACTGCTGGGTCGGCCAAGGTAGCGTGTTCCGACTCAACTTCAACGGGGAATGTGGTCATCACTCTTGGCGGCTCCTACACGGTTGAGTACGTGATCTACGGCGGGGCCGGTGTGGGTCCCGCAGGAGCACAAGGCGCGGGCTGCGGCACGCTCGGAGGCGACCTCATCGGAACTTGCTCGAACGCCACGGTGGTTGATGTGAACGGGGCGGTCGTGCCCGCTTCGGCGGCTGGGACAAAGACGAATAGCAGCCGTCAGCTTATCGCGCAGACTGCCGCGGATGTGGTGAGCGAGTTCTCGGGAGGGCATGCCTCTGCGGCCTATGGGCTGGCGACGGACGGGTCGCAGCAATTATTCGGGAGCGGCAGTGGTTTGACGGTGGGAACGACCACGATCAGCGGTGGAACGAACGGAAACGTCGAGATCAATAATTCCGGAGTGCTCGGCGAACTTGGGACTACGGGTACCGGGAGCGTGGTCAGAGCAACCAGCCCTGCATTGGTAACTCCCGCACTTGGCACTCCAGCGAGCGGGAACGCAACCAATCTGACGAATTTGCCAATCACGCTGACGACGACCGGAAGCAGCGGGGCCTCCACCTATACGCAATCCACAAATACGTTGAATATCCCGCAGTATTCAGGCGGTGGCGGCGGTGCAACCATCGCCAACCAGCTTACCGATCTGACTGTGACGCGAACCTCAAACACCGTAGTGACGATGCTGATCCCGACAGGCAACACGAATCTAGGAGTTGGTTCTTATGCTGTGTCGCTGGCAGCGGGCTCGCCGACGATCACACTCAGTACTGGGGCGGCGACGGCCACGTCATTTTGGTGCTATTGGGGACTCTCCACAACGATTGCTTGCGATACCTCGGGGGCGAACTTCACCGGCGTTGCGTTTGTTTCGCCGCTGGCAGCGGGCAACAGCGGCGCGAGCGGATTTCCGAACGACGTAAAGCCGCTGTTCAAATTGACGGCCGGAGCGACGGCGAACACATGGGATAGTTTCACCACCTGCCTGCCATCAGCCTCAACGGGCTGCGTGGATTGGCGTTCGTTCCTGAGTACGAACGTGGTTCTGACGGGCACGAATATGACCTCCAGTATTTCTGCTGGAGTCAAGACAATTGGGTTTGACCAAACCTCGCCCCTCAAGGCGCTTCACTTCGTTGGCAACTCCACGCCCACGGTCGCGGCGGGGGGTGCTATTGGTACCACGCCGACGATCAGCGGCACGGATTTTGTAGGTACCGTCAGTGTCCCATCGACCGCCGTGACCACAGGCACAATTGCTACGGTCACGTTTGGAGCGGCCTACGGGACGGCTCCGAATTGCACCGTTATGCAGAATGGCGGGATTGTTTCGGTTGGAATCGGCCACGGTACGCCCAGCACGACGGCGTTTACAATCACAGCGGCCATCGCTAACGTATCAGCGGCGGCATATCTGTTCGATTTCGTGTGTTCTGGAAACTAAAATTATGAAAAAGATCATTCTGTTGTTATTCTCTTGTGTTGCGATCTTCGGGCAAGCGACCCCCGGATTCATCCCGCCCTACGCCGCTGGCGGTGGGACGGCACAGGCGCAGACTGTCACCGTTCCGCAACCCTTCGCCTCTTACTACGCCGGGATGTGGGTGTCGTGGCTTCCAGCAGCGGCCAATACGGGAAGTGGACCCACGCTTGCGGTCAACGGCATCGCATCGCCGCCGACGATTACAAAGTGCGGAACGACGGCGCTTGTTGCTAACGATCTCACGACAACAGCGGTAGCCTATGTGCAGTACGACGGGACGCGGTTTCAGTTACTCAATCCGCAGGCGGCGGCGTGTGGCGGGGGAGGGGGCGGCGTGAGTGCGGGTTTCGGCATCGGGGTATCTGTATCCACTGTTAGTTTCAATCCGTTCGATCTGTCGCAGCGATGGACGGTGGAGAACTTCTGTAGTAATCAAGTTGGCGGAAGTGCATTCGAGTTTTCGCAAAATAATAATGGCGGCAGCGCGGCCAACGGAACGGCACTGTCACTTTACCAGTGCGGTTCGACATCCTCCTCGGGGGCATCTAGCGGGAATTATGCGGAGTACTATAGCGGGGCAGGGGCGATCAATCCATCAGCGACTTTTACTGGGCAAGCATGGGCGGTTCGCAATGTTTCCTCTACCTCTCACGGCGCATATCGGTTTGGGCTTCAACAACAGGGCGGGGTTGGTCAGCCCGTGTGCGACGGCACAACCTCCCATCTCTGCGTAGGGGTTGTATTTGAACCGGGAACGGACGCGCATTGGGTGCTGCGAGCTTGCGATGGGAGCGCTTGTACTTCACAGGCATCCACAGTGACGGTGGCCACCTCTACGTACTATTCGTTTTCCTTCGCGAGTTCGAGTGCCGGTACGATTACGTGGGAGATAAACGGAACCGCGCAAACTCCTATTACCACGCATGTTCCGAACACCTACATTGAACCGCTCTACCAAGTCTTAAACTCCGATGGGACTCAGGTTACAATTGAAGTACTGGGATTCGCTACAGGCCAGCAATAGTTCCAAGGAATATGAGCAAGACCCTTATGGCTGCCATGCAAGCGAGGAAGGTTACCCCAATCATTATGACGATACCGGAGCGTTTCCAAAAAGACCTTAGTGTGTTTCTCATGGCGGTATTGTACCTCATCCCCCTTGTGCTCCGTGCGGCTTCCCTCGGCACGATCCAGGTAACCGCAACGCAGGCGAGCATCCCGGTTCACTACACCGGCTCAACTTGCACGGTTGATCTCTACTCCGATCCGGCGCACACCCTGCCGCTAGCCGACACAAACCCAGCCCTGTTCACCAATGCGGATTATTGTTCACGGTCGAGCAGTGTTGGGTCGGCGGGATCTTACACGATGGTTGTGGGACTCCGCACGTCCCAAGTTGACCTCAACAGTCACATGACCTCGCGGGCGCTCCCCGCCGCAAGTCCAATCTATGGAGTGCTGACCGCCGACACTACGGTGAACTTCTCATTCGTCACTGCGAACCCGCCGACAGGCAACACCTTCCCCGAGCCTGCTCCGTTCAACGCATCCGCGCCGTATAATTTCGCGTGGCCGACGATCCGGCCTATGATCGACCGCAACACGTGGATCACAGACCCGACCACCGGCGTGCAGTTTGAACTCCTCTCGCTTGGCGTGGTAAATGGCGGCGCAGGCTCAGCGTTTGTTAACCAGGTCAACATGGGCCTGAACGCATCCCCTGCGGCCAATTCGTTTGACGCTGCTGGTAACGGCAACTGGTCCAACAATACCGGAGCGACGATCAACAACACGAACTCCGGCGCGAACCAAGATCCGCTGTTTATTGCCGCACCCAACTTCTGTGTTGGAATTTATGGTTTGCAGCCTCCTGGATCTAGTGACGCTTGCCCGCAAGAAAACGGAGGGAACACGTGGGGCGGCTATCTAAGCCCTGATGATTTCCAGGCGACTTTTCAGATAGCCTGCACGGGGGCGACCGCTTCGGCGGGTTTCCAGATGGCGATCACGCTTGATGGTGTGAACCGGGCGAGCGATTGGGAGTCCCTGACCTGTGGAAGTATCGCGCCGGTCACTTATCCGCCTTCGGGCGCAATCTCCGGGGGGGCGATCACGGCTCCGGGCTATCCTTCTACGGTGTATGGGACCAGCACCAACGCGACCGTGTTCGGTTACTGGTTCGCGAACCAGGCGACCTCTCGCCTTACGCGTCCGGATATGCAGCCGCATACTGGAACCTGTACCTTAGCAAGTGGCGTATGCACATGGGCAAGTGGAGAATTTTTCCGACCTAGCAGCATGAGCGCAGGGTCTTATATCAATCTAGCGTTGGCCCCTTCGGCCACGACAAGTCCATACCGGATCACGGCGATAACCTCCCCGGCTTCGGTCACCATAGCCAGCCCGCCGGCGGACGGAACGTACAATTACATCTATCAGGGGCTCGGCGTGTTGATCCGCAAGGCTGGGAATACCACCGGCAACCTGACGGTGTGTAGCGGATCGACCAGCGGGAACTGCGCTGGTTCAAGCGGTCAGTCCACCTTCTCCGACTGGGAAGACATGGTGGTCCAGATGCCCCTAATCGGAGTCAACGAACTCTGCGCCAACTACACCGTTACCGATGCAAACGGGATAGTGGGCAGGCTGTGCGACTGGGCGGCTGGCGGGAACATCTACCACCCGATGTTTTTCATTGAAGAGGTTTCCGGCAAAGGCCGGTTCCTTGGACTCATGGAGCCCTACCTCGGGGGTTGCAGCACCGGGAACTGCACCACGGGCGTAACTGGGAATCACCAGAACGATTGGGGCTCCGTCTCTAATAACATCAACGGGTCGCTGTTCACTTTGGTCCAAAATCATTGGGTGAATTATGCCAACGCCCCGAATCATCTGCCGTCCGCGACACTCACGATTGTTGACGGCTATTACAATCCGGCTGCGAGTGGATCGTGTCCGAACAATTATCAGGAGATCACCCCGGCCAACTGCCCGTCATTCCCTTACAACAGCAACAATACCTACAACAATGTGACTCCGAGTGTTGGCACAGACGCTGCCGATCACACTCCACTAGCCGTTGCAACAGCCTACGCCGCCGCCCATTCTGCACTGCCGGTGTTCTCGCCAAGCCAGCTTAGTGGTGGAAATTTAGCCCCATTCGGGCCGCCGCCCGATGCGTTAACTGGTTGGGTTGAAGTTTGCTCGATTGGAGGTGGAAACAATCAAAACTATATGTCATGGTGTTGGGACATGGACCCGGCAGCATCTCCCCCTTACTCCGTCGTGGCGATGGTCAATGACTACTCTGGATACGGCTGTCGATTCTGCGGAACTCACGCAACCGGGACGCAGAACGGGTATAAGTTCATCGCCACGGAGCCGAATCTTGCTCCAGGGGGAAACGTCGGGCAGGGCGATTATCTCATCCAGACGACCACCAGCCTGAACAACACCCAGACCCAGACGTGCAGCGGGATCACCGATCCGAACTACTCCGCTTATAACGGCATCTCCCAGTGTGTCACCCTGGCGTTGTCGGCTTTGGATGTTTGCTGGAATCAACCATCTCCGGGCGCTCCGATGTTCGGGACGTGCTCCTGGAACGGCAGCTACTCGCATCTCATTCAATCCGGCTCGACGCCGATCAACACGACTGTAGGTGAGCTTTTTGACGATGGGAATGGCAGCACTGGTGAGGTCTTTCGACTTGTCTCTATCTCCGGTCTAGTCGGACAGTTTATTAGGGCGTATGCAACTCCGAACAATGGTCCCGGGACCCCGCCGAACACCTCTGCTGGATATTCAACTATTTATGGGACGCAGAGCAGATACGGGAACATTGCCTCCCATACCGCGCCATGGACGCTTCGAGAGCTATGCTCTGGCGGCCCTAGCGCCTCAGGCGGCACGATTTGGATGAATCTGAACACAGACCCCACTGGGCAGGCTGCGATCCCGGACTATACGATGCAGATCAATGGTCATGCCGACTTTTGGACGTTCTCCGGAACCAGCTTAATGGATATGGGAGGGCGTGCTAGATTCGCTTCTTCTCTGGTAACTGGCGCTGGGCAACCGGGTAGTTTTATTGCAGTTGATCAGGCTCCGTTTAATTCCTGGTCTGGGGCGACTGCGGGCGGTGTGCAGAGTCATGGTAGCGTATCGCGTTATCCCGCAAGCCCCAACTATGAGACAGACGCAAATGCGTTGTCCAACATAAGCATCGCGAGCAATCAGCTTTGGGCGCAGACGGCGGATAATGTCACTGGAGCACTGTGGCACATCGCGGCGGCCAACGTCCGGGGTTACGTGAGCGGATCGTGGCCCGCGTTGCTCAAGTCAACACCTTACGTGATGTGGTCTGGGGGCTACCTGCTTCAGGACATCAGCAAGCCGTCCTCGGTGATTGACGGGACTTCGCTTCACAACTGGCAATTCTGCATTGTCTGGATCGCAGGAGAGTGCGTAAGCGGCTCGTCCGTGGGCGATGTGTACGTGAACGTCCCGCAGTCCGCGCACAACAGCGGGCCGAGTCCAGGTTATTGCGGCGGCAGCGGGAGTTGGGACTACAACCGAAGCATCTGCGGCGTGACCATCGACCAGACGGCGGGTGGAGTGAATCAGTTCAATCTCAACGGCATTCCGACGTATGCGCAAACCGGACAGGCATTGACTATCACGGATGGACGTACTTTCCGACAGTTGAGCAAGATCGCCAACCGCTACAACTTCCAGAATGTGTTCGCGTCTACCCATAACTCCTACAACGGCTCATGGACTTTCAGCGGCGGAGACTTTTACGGGTCGGGAATGAGAAACGACATTATGAGCATCAAGACTCCGGCGCTCCCTCCCTCAGACACGGTACAGCGGGGGGCGTTTGTAAATGTAGCGATCACTGCGGGGGCCAGCAACGTAGCGAATGCGCGACTCCGCTTCGGATACGCGGAGAACGAGACGAATGGAAATTGGTCCGGGAATTATTACTGCGCCTACAACCGGAAAGAAGCCTGTCTGACGAATCCATCGCCGACTTCTACGATCCCGTACTACTTCGCCGGAGACGCGAGTCAGAGCTACACGGCCTGTTCTAGCGGCTGCACCTTGCTGCTCCCGGCGATCCCAGGGCGCACCGTATACTATCGCATTGAGCGCGTGGACAACAGCGGGAATATTATTGCGGCTGGTCCGGTGCAGATCACCGGGGTGAACTAGGCGCTCCAGTCCCCATCCTGCCCGATTCGATTCCTCCGCGCCATCCCTCGCAGTAGCAGCATGATTACCAATCCTCCTCCGGCCAGCATCCACGCCTTAGGCTCCGGCACGCTGCTCTGCTCCAGCGGTGGATCGGGCGGCAGCGTCAGCCCAGTGATCGCCACGAAGCTCTGCCCCTGCTCGCCCTCTCCGAGATCAATCGACGATTCGCTAGATTCTACCGTGATGCTCAAATCGAACGGCACCGCATAGTTGAACGGCGTTGTCAATTCCTCGTGGCCGCAGCCATCCCCGTACCAAGCCTTCGTCTGCCCGAACGTGACACTTGCCCATCCGTTCGGCGGGAGGGTTCCGCTAACGCAGACGTAGAGGTCCAGCGTGGCAATGCCGGTGCCTACTCCGTCCATCTCCTCGGTCTGCGTGTAGGTAAGCAACCCCGTGGCGATCGATCCGTCCTGTGTCCCGCCTGAACCTCCAGATAGAGTGGAGACGCCGAACTGCTCCCATGATTGCCACGGCGATTCAAACGAAGATACAGACTCCTGATACGTGGGGCCAGTGAGAGAGCAGGAGCCACCACTGTAGGCTTGCGTGCCGCACCAGGCGGTTGCGGAGAAGGTGGGGGTGGCCGATGCGAGCGCGGCGAAAGCGAGCAGGGTGAGGGCTAGTTTCATGGTTTCTCATTCTCCTGGGCTTCCTCAAACTCCCGCTTGTCTTCTGCAATCGCCTCGCGGGTATCCCAGATTCTTGTAGTGTTGGGGCCAACGCTCTTCACGATCATCATGTGATTCATCACGTGCTCTAGCAGGGCCTTGTCATGGAGCGCCGACTGGAGTTCGGCTTGAAGTGTTGCGATACGCTCAGCCATCCACGCGATTCCACCTAGCGGTCGGCGCTTAAATTCCGCGGGGCACCAATGCGCCACGTTCATTTCCATATTGCGTTTGAACCCGAGGAGGTTGCCGATTTCGATAAGGCGATTTTCGATCTCATGCCGTTGATGGCCAATCTTTTGTTCTAAACGGAGGAGCTGCTGCTCCGTCGTCTCCGGTGTGGTTGGGTTGGTCATTCCGGTTTCTCCTTTCCTCGGGCGGCGTCGACGGCTTCGCGCGGAGTGGCTCCGCAAGCTGGACCACCGGATGACAAATAAAGCTGATTGCCCTTCTCGCTTAGATATGTGATTTTAGGAATCAACCGATCCAGCCGCTCTTTATCCGCGAGCGCCGCGCGGAGTTCGGCGAGCAGGGAATCCATCAGGTCTAGTGGTATCGGCATTCCGCTGGCACAGAGCGCCCGCAGACGAGTGAATTGCGCGGGCGTCCAGGCGCTCCGCTGCAGCGCCTCGACCAGCCGGTCGCGCTCGACCCGTAGTGAGTCCCGCTCCCTGATGATGTGTGCCGCTGCTGAACGCGCTTGCAAGCAGTGAGGTGCTGCCGATAGCAGGGTTTCGTGGAGGGTGGCGTGCTCCTTGTGGAGTTCAGCGCGGACGGATTCGATCAGCGTTGCTATCTCATCTTCTAGCCCTACAAGGATCGGCATGTTCCCAAATAGGTAAGGCTTTCGCAACCGCGTCATCAAGTCACTTGCGAGTTCTTTAGCGTCCTGCATGGATCTAGTCTCCCCGTTTCCCAGGAATCGCAACGATTCCAAACTTGTCGCCCTGGCTCATTAGATCTACCTGCCATTTCAGTTCCGCGAGTAAGTCTTGAATCGTCTCGCCGTGGCCGGTCGCGAATCCATTTGCCATCATCCATTGGGCGACGATCTCGCGGTTGTTGCGCTCGACTTCCCGGAGCGCGGCGAGGATGCGGGCGCAAAATGGGCACCAATTTGCAGCTTCGCAATGGCGGCAGATATTGCAGCACAACTCCCGAGCGCGTTGGGCGAGGGTCAGTTGCAGATTCGAGGCGAATTGGAGTTGTTCTGGCGTCGGTGGTGGTTTCATTTCCCCTTCTTCCTTGGAGAGCGCACCGGGACGAGCTTGTAGATCACCGAATCTGGCATAGATCGCAGTAGGCGCTGCGCTTCTTTCAATGTCAGCGGGTCAGCCCACTGGTTGCCGCCGAACATGTTCTTGCAACCATACACGGTACGTTCATCTCCGTCGCACCCCACCACATACCGCTTCAGTTTTCTCATTTTCCCGTCCTTTTCGCCTGTAGGGTGGACTCGATCCAATAACGAATTTGGGCTCCCATCGAGCGGGCTGGCTTTTGGGATTTGCACCACTTCTTGAAGCGGGCGAGTTCGGAGTCGGTGAGGCGTGCTTGGAATTGGCGGAGTTTCATTTTGAGGACGTCCTCAATTTCCGTGTTTTATTGGGCACTTCGGTGGTTTGATTCCAGACAGGACGCCATACATAAACCACCTCTTTATCCTCTCCGGCATTCTCCAGTTCTCGACTGAAAAACCTCCAGAACTTACCAAGATCCCCACGGACGTTCTTTTCAATGCCGACATATACAATGGCCTCGGATCGACAAGCGATGGCCCTTTGTATGACGGCTTCGCAAAACGGACCATGGCATGGTCTGCAAATAAGTACGGTAGGGTCCGTACGGTAATCGAAATCCGTAGCATCTGCGATCTCGACACGAACTACCGATCCCGGCCTACGGTTTGCATCTACGCCTGTAACTTCCATTCCTACATCGCGAAGCGCCTTGGTTGTGTGTCCCATCCCACATCCGGCCTCATACACGTGCCAAGCTTTTTTGAAACGATTCACAAACCAGGAGGTAAATACCTTATTTGGTTTGAACCATTGAGCGTTCGGCAGTTTTCCGCCGACCGGCATCAGCCCAGCGATTGGATGCGCCAATGTCTCGATTGGAATAGGAGTCCGGTCCGGTTCAGTACTTACTCTAAACCACAGCGGAATCGGATCTTTGGAAAGCGATTCTCGACACACGACGTTATGTGGCGTCACTCCCATTTCTTCCATCTCGTACTGAATTTGATTTCGGTAAGTAAAGCTCGATATGACGATCACAAGCGACGACGGGTTGTCTATCGCCCATTGGAGCAGTGCGCGGCACTCGCTCAAAACCAGGTCGTCCGATCCAGGCATCATGCCGCCGTAATCAAACAGAACAAGCTTCGTGCCAGGCTTAATCTCGCGGGCCGACTGAAGGGTATAAGGCTTGAGCTTATCTGGCTTAAGAAGGTCCGAGTAGTCGTGGATATGGTCCTTGATTTCTTGCTCCGGCGTGACCTCTCCGAAACCGTGTCCCATGGGGTCAACGAGAATGCCCGTGAGGATCTTCATGTCCGAATCGTAACACGACTCCGCGATCCGCGTCTATAGAAAAGTGATACAAAAATGAGATAGCCCCTTGACACCCGCCGCGCAGTCGCTTATGATGGTCACGTACTCGACTCGATTCCAAAGGAGACTCCATGCAACTCACCATTAACGGAATAACGCTACCCTCAGGCTTTTCAGATGTGCTCGCGGCGTTCGCAGGAACACAGCCGACCGGGATGTGCTCAGGCACCGACGAAAACGACGGCCAGATCACACTTTTGGTTGATCCGATTCCACAAGGCAGCTTTCCTCAAGCCGGAATCACGGAAGTGTCCGAGGACGTGTATTCGATCTCCGCTTACGCCTCGCAGGCGACCCAGATCCAAGCGGTTGTGGACTCCATCGCCAACGGATCGGCGAATACGGCGATGTCGGCGAACCTGACCGCGCCAAACGGGGACGTGGTGACGTTCGGCAACTTCGCGGGGATTCCGCAGGGGAACTAGGGGCGGGTGATGGCAGACCCACGGAGTGGCGGGTTCACGGACAGCTTCATGTGGCATGACTTCAACGGTCCTGACTGGATGGCCCCCACTCCACCAGCGGCAGAGGGAGGTGCTATCTGTACGTCGGCCCCGAGAAGATGTATCCGTTACGGAAAACAGAGGAGACAATATCAAAATGAGCACGCAGAACTTCACCGCCGCGCAACTCGCGGCCTTTGACGCAGCCTACATCCCCGGCCAGAATCCGGCGAAGCTTCCGCTGTTCGCGGGAACCTTCGGGCAACCCGGCGAGGCGTTATCGGCCCTGGCGCGGCAACAGCTCGCCAATCAACTCGCCTTGCACATCAAGGTTGACCCTATCATCGACGCGCTGGCATCGAACAATCTTCCGTCGAGCGTGATGCTTGAGCGGATGATGGCCGGATATCAGGTATTCAGCTACATTGGCGAGCCGAATCCAGACACGGCGACCTCGCCGCCTAATCAGAATCTTCCCGGCCTGCCGCCGTATAATGCGACTGGGCATACGGGGATCGTGACGCTCATGCCACTGCCGCCGTTCGTAGCTCCTCCCGCGCCACCTCCGGCTCCGACTTCGCTGGTCGGGCCATATACCGGAGCGAATACGGCGGAGCTTGGCATTCCAGGTCCGGTCGTAAAAGTGTACGAGCCTTCACAGAAGGGTTTGATGTTGCCGCAGGGGTTCCCGTACACCGACCCGAACGGGTTGGGTAATTTCCTGTTCTACATCGCGGGCGACGGACTCATCGACAATTCCGAGAACGCGGTGTTCTTTTTGGGGCCGCAGCCCGCGTAACTTGAGATTGGAAGGGTTGGGGGTACGCATATGGATTCTCCATTGGGAGCGTTCCCGACTGACTGGCGTTTCGGCTGGCCGATCTCAGGCGTGAGGATTTCCGGCAGCCAATTTGAGCGGAAAGGATGGGCTGGATGAAGTGCGGTTGTAAAATAGATCGACGGAGCGAGTCGTATAAGATTGAGTTCTGCTCACTCCATGCCGCCGCCGGGCCGCTACTACGGGCGCTGAAAATGATGGCCGACGCAGCCGACTCAAACCTGTCCCCCACTGGAACATCATCAGCAGCTCGCCTGCGGATCGCCCGCGCCACCATTACTCTCGCGGAGGCCGGGCAATGACCCGCCTCCCGCTCTTACTGGCCATCCTAGCCGCCTTCCTCCTCCTCTCCTCCTGCTCCCGGCCCTCGCTCCTGTCGCCAGCCGCCGCTCCTCCGCCGAGCATCGAGCACCCGGCCTGCATCGACGTGGCGCTGCCGCTCGATGGGAAACAGCAGGCGTGGCAAACCAGCGATCAGGACTTGTTCATCATGACTGGCACCGGGAACGATCCGAAGGAAGTGGTCAAGTTGAGGGTGGGCTACGAGGGAAGGCAATGAGCAACTGGGTAGTTCGTTACTATCGTTACATCGAGGAGAACTCGCCTGCCATGCGTCGGCAGCATGGACGCCTGCTATTTACAACTAAGCGCGATGCAAAAGCCTTCGCGCAGGGCTACGATTCCGCAACGCACTGGGCCGAGGTGCATCACCCCAAAACCTCTCGCACCATCGCCGAGTTTGGGAATTTCAACTGTTTCGATGAGAAGACTCACGCGACATGGAGTAAGAAGCAATGCGCCTGACCCTTCTCGCCCTCCTTACCTCCTGCGCCTTCGCGCAGACGCCCGCTCCACAAACATTGCCACCCTCATTCGATTGGGTTGGTTGCGGCCCTTCCTATAATGGCCACAACTTCGGCGTGACCTGCGCAGGCGACATCCTGATTTCAGCCGCAAGCGGCCTATCTGAGTACAACGCTATTGACGCGACATTCTTCAAAGGCAAGCCGAGCGATACAGCCTCGATGGGGCTGAACCTCAAAGCAAAAAGCTGGACGCATGGAAAGTGGTACGCGCGAATCGACTTGCTCGCCACGGGCGGCGTTACACAAACGCCCAGCGCGACCAGCTTCAGTGCGGCGACCGGCGGGTTCGGCACTATCATGCGGCAGATCACGGCTACCGGATGGCTGACATTCGGTGTGGGCTACCGAGGCACGACCACAGCAGGGAGCCCGAGCATTAAGAACGTGATGTTAGGGTATAGCTGGGGAGCCAGGTGATGGTGTTCGTGGATGTGGGGAAAGAGGGGCGCTAACGCCTAGGACGCCCGCTGAGCTTCGCTACGTAATCCGCAAGATCCTCATCGCCTGGGCCGATCCGCGCCCGGGCAATCCCGACCAGGTCAAGCCCGCGGTTCACCTTGGCCTGCAGATCGGCTTCCAATGCGTCCCAGCCGGTCGCATCATCGGAAAAGCGAGCAAACCCCCTATCACCCCGTACGGCGCCGCGCTGGCCGGCGAAAGCCAAGCTTCCTGGATTATTGAGACGCCCAGGTAGTCCAGCAGGCCATCCCTCGATACGGGCAATACGCACGGCCAGCGGCCAGCGCATAGGGCAGTTTCCCGGCACGTAGACGCTTTGTGGGGCCTTGGCGGGCAGCGGGTGCCAGAGCCACAAGCAGGCCGCCATCGTGGCTGGGAGTGCGCGTGTCATGCGGGAATCTCGGCTTCTTCCAGTTCGTCGCTCTCGAACTTGAACGTCTCATTCAGAACCCCGTCCAGCCCCTCCACTGCGACTTTGGCGGCATTGATGACGGCTTGCTGATAGTACGACGGTTTGAGTTCGATTCCTAGACCCCTGCGCTCGTTCTGGATCGCCGCACATCCCTCTGCTTCTGCACCAACTTCTTTAGCGCCGGGAGCGCCAGCGGCTCCTCTCTGCCCACAGCTCGCAAATAATCCTCCCTGCGCTTCGCTGGTGATTCTGGCGGTCCCGTGTGAATCCGCTGGCCGCCACGCCGTTTGCCCGCATTCTCGAGAACCTTCTGCGCGAGTTCGCGATCCGCATCTGTCGCCGGCCGAAACTCCGCTAGCGGATACGCCGGTTTGCGGAAGCCTGGCGGTCGCACACAGCGCACTACTTCCGAAAGGCGCTGCTGTTCGTTCGCAAGCACTTTGGCCGCGAGATCGTCGAGGATTGGCGTGCTGCGGCGGATCATCGGCCCTCCGCTTTGAACACCCTTGCAATGTGCTGAGCCAGAGGAAACGGTATTTTCGCTATTTGAGCGGAAGCGGCTTTGCGGGCGTTGGAACCTCCAGCGAAGCGTCTGGGGTCGAACGGTCCCGCATAATTCTGCCCGTCGCGAGCGCCTCCTATTTCCATGCCTTTCCGCTCCTGTCCGCAGTCCCGCGTTGTGAACCGCGTTCCCTTTCCGGGGTCCGTGCGGCGCCCGCTTTCGCTGGGTTGTTTGAGGCCCATAGCGGCTTTTACGCTTGGCTCATGCGCCGCGCCGCCGATAGCTTGCGGAAGATTAAGCCGCCAGTACAGATGCAACTGAGTGCGGTCGCACGGTTCTCGACCCGGACATTTGCGAACGGTTCTCCTGGACGCGCTCCGGCTTCGGATCGGCGTGCTATGGAGCCAATCGGCTGCACGCTTCCTTGGGCCACCGAGCACTGCTCCGGCAGCGGCCAAGCCGTCCCCGGTACCTTACGCTCTAGATTGCCGCACGCCACACTCAGTTTCTTCACGCGGCACCTCGCGCCCGCTTCATCCACAGCTTCGCTTTCGCGTTCGCCACGCGCCGCCGCAACGCCATCCCGGTATGCCCCGAGCGTGGAATGCGCTCCAACACGATTTCTAGATCCGATTCGGTGAGCAGCGCCGAAGGCTTGCTCAAATCGATGCCCAACCGCGAGCCGAGGTTGTGCGCGGCCACCAAGCGCGCCATTGGGCGGGTGAACGCTATGCGGGTCACGCGCGCGCCTCCCCGTCCGTTGCTATCGCCTCTGACGTGGAGCTGTTGTGTGCTGTGGCCCATTGTTCGGCTAATAACAACGCGGCATTTTCGTCTTTATTGCAGATGAACACCTCCGCGACATACCGTGAACAACGCCGTCCTTGGTCATCACGGTATCGGGCTCGGATTATAACCGCCTCCCTGACTACTCCCTCTACGACTGGCACACGAGGTATTTTATGCGCCGCCCAATGCTCCACTAGTGATTCCGGCTTAAATCGCGTCGATGGAATGATAGGCCTCTCGCTGAGATGTTGTAGGATTTCTTTCCTCATCCTCCCGCTCCCTTCTGTTTAGCCAAGTGCTCGCGAATCATGCGGCCCTCCGGCAAGCGCAGTCTCGCGCGCCAGTATAGCCGTTCACTTCCACGATCTCGATGCCGGTGCCTTTGCATTTCTGGCATCCGCTGGTGTGCTGCTTACGCTGCTCCTGGCGGTCGTATAGCCATCGGCGTAGCATCGGAGCCAGTGGGCACCGCGTCTGATCGTCCGCGAAGTCCACGAACGAACTGATGCACTCATCGGCCTGTTTATCTGAATCGGCCAACTCCAGCGCCGAAATTAAATCGCGCAACACCTCCGCGTTGTCCTTCGGGAAGTCGCGCAATCCCCCGAGGCGCATCACTTGGCGCTTGGCTGTGGCTTTGTCGATCATACACAGACTCCGATGCGCTTGTACATGAATGGGATCGGTCCATCAGTGTAAGCCTCGCGCACGGGGTGAACTGGATTACCATCCTTACTCCGGCGAATACAGAGCAGTTCGTGGGCATCCAGGAGAGAACCGGCGACCTGAAGGTCCCGCCCCCGCAGGCTTCCGCGATTGCCCCACGCGCACACGATTGCATCGGAGTGTCTGGCGCACCGTTGGATTGTGTCGTCGTTTTCTTCGCCAATCGCCCTGACTAAATCCACACCAGCGAGCCGTTCCAATTCCCTCGAATCGGTCGCCCTAAACGCGAATAGGTTGGTCACCGCCAAACCTGAGAATCCCCACCGCTTTGCAAATCCAACGCATCGGCGGATAGTCGCGTCATCGAACACATCGTCGGCGGTCGATGGGTTGAGCATGATGAAGTTGACGACGCCGCGCTTCTGGGTATTCCAGGTGCGGCTCAGAATGTAGCGATGGATACTCATCGGTACGTGCTCCAATCGTCGCGCTCAGCGGCATACTGCGCCTCTTCGATTTGCTGTCGCTCTGCGTTGCGGGCCTCACGCAGGCATTCCGGTTTGCCGCACACTTCGATGTCTCCGGCGTAGCTCTTGTAAACCCCGAGTGCTTCCCCACAATTGAAACAGTGCTGCATTCGTGGCGCGCTCACTTTGGCCTGCGCTTTCCACGAATCGCATTCTCGGCTTCCGCTTTCACGTTTTCGTAGGCCATCTCGATAGCCTCATTCGGCGAAAGGCCGTAGTCTTTTTCAGCGCGCCTGCGAAGGCGTTCCACAGAGTCGTAACTCCTGATGCGTCTCAGTGCGTCGTAGTAGTCGGCATTGTTAGAAAAGTGTTTCACAGGTCGCGCATAGTCCTTTCGAGCTTGCTCATCGGCGCTGGTCGCGGCTTCCGTTCCCACTCGCGGTCAGCAAGGTAGTTTTGCGGGAGTTTCACGAAAGCAGGATCGACGTTCTTGAAATACTCCACGGCGTGCTTGCTTGCGGCTAACTGTTGCTCGAATCCGATACTGTTCCATTCGAACCGGAAGGCTTTAGCGAGGTCTGATTCGGTGCATGATCCATTCCAGTGGCTAGAAAAGTTAACGAAAGCCTCGTCAAGTTTCCAGGAATCACCTCGCGCGCGCGAAGAAATTTGTTCTTCTTTTTTAGGATTTATTTCTTTAGAAGAAGAATAAGATTCAGAATCAGACGCGCGTATAGATACGTTCGTATCTTCAGACGTAGTACGTTCGTAGCGCGTCCGTACAGCGGACGTAGCCTTTTCGCTCTTCGATATAGCTTCAGAACGCTCAATTTCCTGCCGAGGATTCACCATCCGATAACCCACCAACTTGAAGCACTTGGAGACTCTTTTCCACATTCTGTCAAAGTCGTGCTTGGATAGCCTGCACATCTCTCGGATTTCCTCGGGGTCGGCGGGGAGCCCGCTATTCAGCCAAGCATGATCGAGCAGGGTCCAATACAGTCCGCGCTGCTCGAAGCTCATCAAGCGGAAGTTTTCATCCGCGTCTGCTTCAGCCGGGTACATCTTGTAAAACGGTAACTTTTTACTCACGGACTCCACGCAATGACCGGGAGGCGTGGAGTTCCCCCCGGTCAACAACCGTCGTGTCGGGAGCAACTCCGCCACGTTCAGGCTATGCCCGAAGTCCAATTTTCTCACGCCCCGCGTCCAAAATCAAGCCCTAAATCTCAGCGCCGCTCGCAACCGCTCGATCACCTCGGCCAGCTCTCCAGGCAACGGATTTCCCTCAAAACTCCGTTCCATCGCCGACGTTGAAAATCCGATCCGCGAAGCCAAGCGCCTGCCATTCTCGGATCATCTGCGGGCGATCATCGAAAATTGCCTCCACGTTGTATTTTCCCTGGATATGAGCCTCATAGAGTTCGCGCTTCACTATCGCGTCCTTGCGCGAGTCGCCAGCGGGCCGCATGTGGAGCGGACCAGGCGCTCCGAAATACTGTGTCAGCCACTCTTCTGTGGCTGCTCGGCAACATTCGTCGCGACCGCTCATAAAGATCCAGGGAACGCCATAGGCCAGCACCGCGCGGATTATGGGCCTTCTTGGTAGATCCTCTCCGACCCTGCTCCACTCGAACGGTCCACGCCCGTTCATCTGCGCTACGGTCCCGTCAACATCCACAATCAGGCACGATGGAAGCCACGGATCGGCCGGCGCCGCTCCCCTCTTTGGACGCAAGAACTGATCCCACATGCCGCGGATGACCTTTTCGCCGACGTAATTGGGGCGCTTGCGGTCGCGCTCAATGCACTCATCAACACCGACATGGGAAAAATCCACAATCTCAAACGACGCCCCACCTAGAAGGGCCAGCTCGCGCAAGCGAGCCTGATGTTTAGGCGCTAGGTTCGTGTCGTCTACGATGACGTGCTTGCCAGCATTCAACGCAGAGATAATGATGTGATCGCGAACCCCGATAAGGAATTTCTCGTTCGGCCCAGACCAGTGGCCGTCATCAAGCAGAATCCGCAATTCGTCCTTGTTTACGCGCTTCGCGTTGCCTGTTCCGAAGTCCTTCAGCATCTGCTTGGCGCGCGTGCTCTTGCCGGAGGCCGGAAGTCCGCGCATCATGAACAACGTCTTACTCATCCGCATCTCTCCTAAAGGGCGTCGCCCACTTCGGTTCAACAAGTTTCCAGACGGCATCATCAATCGGTTTGCCGTCGAGCAATAAAAACAGTAATGCGGGCTGAGTTTGTTTCTTGGAGTACTCCGCGAAGTCCTTGCGGCTTACGTTTTGGGGAGCAGCCTGAAACGTGCTGTGCGCCCAGGCCATCAGCCGATTGTGTGCTTCCGTAAGGCTCGCTATCTGCTCGCGTACCCACACTCCGAACTCTTCAGGAACGCGGTCCATCAATTCGGAGGTATCCTTCCCTGCGCGTAGCAGTTCCCAGATCGTCCGTGTGCTGCACGACGTAATTAGGCGATGCAGGCGTTTATATTCTGCGAATTTGACCTTCGCGCGAAAACCAGACGGCCAACGCAGCACAAAGCCCTCGTTACCTGCGTGCTCAGGGCACTCCCCGAGGGTTTCGAGAAACTCGTATTCTAGAATTCCATCGTAGCGCCGCGCCTTTGGGAATCTCATCTCAGCTTCAAAGTATCCATCCAGATCGAAACCGAGATTGTCCATGATCGATAGCAGGACCATGTCCTCCCGCTTGCCGTAATCGACGACGATTCTGTTGCTCGGAAAAATAATCTCGAAAAGATAACTCATGCGCTCACGTTCCGGCGCGAAATCTGGATAATGCGCGTCCATGAACTGCGCGGCCCATCGAGCCTGCTCGGACTCGAAACTGCCGCGCGTGGACACCACGCGCCTGCCCTGGTAAAAGCACACGATCCCTAAGCTGCCGTCCAATTTCTCCCATACCTCGAATGGCTCGGAGACTGGAATGCGATCAAGAACTTGCTCATAGTTCCAGAACTTGCGGAACGCACGCCCAACTACGTTTCCAGACTCATCAAGAATCAGGCCGCGACAATCACACATCGCTGGAGTCCACTCGGCTATCGGAGTGAACTGCGCGAGCACAGTGTAGTTGTAAATCCACAGCGGTAACTCGGGATGCTTTCGCGCGGAGATCATCTTGCGCTCGATTAGATCGGGCAACGCGGCGAAATGTTCGTAAATCACCGGCGACCCTCCACGGCTCGCACAGTCTGCTTCAGCGCATCCAGTACGAGCGAAATTTCTAGATGCGCCGACCCCGAGATACCCGCGTTAATCTCCACCAGCCGCTCAATCGCGGCTCGGATCTTCTCCGAGGTGGGGATGGGTGGTCTACGGCTATAGGCCATTCCCGCCTCCCGTTTGAGGGGTAAACGTCCACGTCGAAGCCACACGTGCCTGCGCTTGTTGCATGTCGTACTGCTTGCGTTTGAACCCGTCTTCAGGCTTCGGCATAATTTCCATCGCCTTCAGGCGCGCCAGCACGGTGTCGTAATCCTGCTCAAGACAGAGGATTGCCACGACCAATTCCCGTAGATGTGCGATGCTCAGATTCTCGGTATCGTTGACCCACTTCTCCAGCGGCACATCGGATTCTCCGACAGCTTTTCGTAGATATACGAACCGCGCCTCCGGCGACGGCATCCCGATCTTGATGCGCTCATCGAAGCGGGACGGCCTATTGACGATGCGCGCGCCCAGCCGCTCCGGGTAATTCGTCGTGTTGTGCTGGAGAAGTCCTTCGCCAATAAAAGTTTTGGTCGTAGTGTCCAGCGCCACCACCTCGCCTTCTCCAAGATATTCGACTGACAATACGTTTGTGTACTTAGGGCAAAGACGATTTCCCTCCCATGCTGTACGCAGTCGTTTGTCACCCAGTAAACGGCTTGGCCTCAATGAACCTAGTAGTCTCAGGTTTTCCCACTTGCCTCCATTCACAGTGAAGGAAATTTGCGGTTGGTGCGGACCCAATTTCCCGACCCCCTTGCCGATTCTCCCCATCACTGGTTTCTTGTTGAATGCAGCAATTTTGTAGCCACGAGCCCTCAACAAATCCGAAACCTTCTCTGATAGCGCTCCTATTACTTGCCCCCAACAAACTCTAAAGCTTAATGAACCATGCTGATTGGTTGAGAAATTAAGAGATCCTTCCGCGTCATACTGCCCAGCCAAATAGCCACCATCTCTGCTTTCGTCGGTTTCCCATGTGTCGCCGACCGACGCTAGCTTGTCCCCTTTTTTGAGACTCTCGACAACCTTCCACTCGTGCCATCTGCCAGTGCTGCGTTTTACTAAGAACGGATGTCCCACGCTAACAATTAGACTTCCCTGTTCCGTCGTCACTCTGTATCTAGGTTTTGAAATTATTGGGCAAGAGTTTACAACAGAAGTCCGATATTTGCGTTGCGGACCTTCTTCATCGAATGCTATCAATTCATCCCCTGCCTTCAAAGTGTCCGCTCGCACCCAAGTCAAATCCGCCTTTAGAATTCTCACCTCTGGAGCTGGGCACGCCACGTAAACCACGTTGTCTGTCTGGTGTTCTCCGTCCAAAACCGCAAGCAGTGCGTGCTCGCCAAAATTAGAGACAATCTCATCCACATCCTCGAATACGACGATCAACGGGCGAAGCGGTTCAATCCGCCGCAGGAAACGCAACGCCGTTACCGTAAAATTCGGATCGTGCGCGATCAATACGATGCCGTTGTGCGCCTTGACGATCTCCGTCATGAGCAACTGAGTGGTGGTCGTCTTGCCGCCGCCTGGAGGCCCCCACAGCAGCACGCCGCGCTTGTATAGCAGCCCGTGGCGCTCGTAGCGGTCCCGCGAGGACCAGAACTTCCGAATGCCACTCAGAACGCGCACATGTGCTGGCTCCGGCAATTCGATGATGTCGTCCGATGCGATGGAGATGAGTTCAACGTATGGGCCGTAATCATCCACACCGAGGCGATAAATTCCACTCGGAAGCCTCTCGCGTGTCTTTGCGCCAGGGCGGAACTTTCCATTAGGACCAATCTGCCATTGGGCGAAGTCCACATCCGTCGCGGTAGCCGGTCGCGGCGGAGCAGGAGACTCCCCCGCCGTGCGCGGCACGGCGCGATTACCCTGATCTTGCGTCGGTGTTTTTGCCAACAGTTCTGCTAATTCCAACTCTTCGCTCATGTGTTCTCCCGTTCAGCCGCCCAGCAGTCATACTTCTCAATAAAGTCGGTGCGCACCTGGGACCAAAACTGCCGTTCGGCCTTGACGACGACCGCGCTGTCTTGCCGACCTTCGGCAATTTTCCAATCAAACCGCGCCCTCAACTCGGTGCGGCACTCGATCTCCAGCAACGGGCAGCGTTCGCGCAGTTCCGCTTCCAGCGCGTGCGGGCCAGCGAGAGGGAGGGTGGACTGGGTCATGCAGTTTTCTCGCATTCGCAATCCTTTTCTCGATAGCCACACTTGGCGCAAAACTTTCCGTATCGCGCCTCATCAACTTCCCTGGATAGTTTCGCCGCTGCCGCAGAGGACATATCGAATAGCGCGGCGTGAAAAACTGAGTACAGTTCTCGGATTGGTGCAGAATTCAGACCGACATGACGCAGCTTATCGCGATTGCGTTCGATCCAAGATCCAAGTAGTTCATCGACCTGAGCCTTGATCTCACGATGCCTTCTCAATTCCCACCCGATGTCGCAAATCCGCTCCCACTCGCGGTCGAACTCCAACTCGGTGCCGTCGGCTGAGGTCTGGACATGCAGGTCCACCAACTCCTGTACCAACTCCGGGCTGTCGGCAGGAATAGGGCTTGGCGGCGCAGCAATCGCCTTGGGCGCAATCAGCTCGATCAGTGGAGGGCCGAGGTCTACCGGCTCTGGCAGGGATTCCATGGTCGCCAACACATCGGGATGCTGCTCCTGAACCAGTACTTCCGTAACCCGAAGGATTTTCGTTCTGGTTTGCGTAGTGGTTTCAACGCTTTCGCGCACTGCCATGCTCTGCCATCCCTACGGGCGCAATTCTGGTGGAACCTGCCAAACTCCGTCTTTGACGAGTTCGCGGGCGCGAAGCGGTTGTTCGGCGAGTGCGGTCATGGCAGCATGATCGACTTTCCAGCGTATACGCGATCCACGGCGGCCGTGAAGTGCGGAAAGTGCTGAAGCCCTACACAATGGTCACCATACCACCAAGCATTCGAGAAAACCGGGAACGCGATGCGGTAGCGCCAGCATTGCGGGCGGTCCATGTTCTCCGTGAACCAGCGGACTGGCGTGATGCGAGAGAGCCAAACCCAGATCACAGAGCTTTCTCCAGAGCATTGGCCGCGAGTTCGCATAGCCGCCCCAGCCGCGAAATCTCACGCTTCACTTTGCGGACTGCGGCCATCTCTTCTTTTGTCATCGAATCTCCTTTGCAGGCACAACGGTAAATCTCAAATTCGGATGGCAGGCCTTCAGCAACTTCAGTTTGAGACGAAACGCAGGAGTGGCGAACCCCTTTACGTCGCAAAACTCGATGGTGTTGTCGAGATGCAAGATTTTGAAATCCGCGATCAGCTTCGCCACTCTGATTCCGTTAACCACTAGCGGAATATCTTGCTGGCACCAAAAATCCTGAATATCTCCCGCCAATTTGCGGATGTCGAGCAGTTGGCAATACCTCATTTCAGCCACACTGTCGAAAATGCGGCCGCCATACGTCCGCGCCGACTTCCCCGCCTCGCTACGATCCACACCGTACTTCGAGCGGCGTCCTCCGATTAACGCCGCTGCCTCCGAAGCTGAAAGGCGGGTGGTCACGACTACCTGTTGACAGCTTCGCCGTTGATGATCTTCGAGTCGCCGACGCCGCCCTGCACCGCCGCCGACATTGCCTGAAATGCCGCGCGCTTCACCTCGTATGGACGGATCAGCGTGTAGTGGAAGGTCACCTTGCCGTCCTTCGGCCGGAAGCGCAGGAACGCCTCCATCGGCACTTTATCGCCACCGACGAACACCGGAATGCTGATCTTGAACCGCTCCGGCACGTCGATTACGTTGGACCCCGTTGTGGCCCTGACGGTTTCGACGTATTTGAGCTGCACCTGGCCAGAACTCTGTCGCTGCGAAGAACCGAACTCGATTTGCGTTGTTGCTTGCAGGTCGTTAGCGATCTCGACCATATCGGCCGGCGATGGCGTCGTGACATCCATGCAGTTCTGCTCCAGAAACTCCGCGAATGCCTGTTGCGTGAACGGCTGGCTGTTTTTGCCCGTCCACGCTGTCCACTCCTCGGACAACTTCGGTGCCAGCACAAGGACGTGCGATCCCCACCGTGGCGACCCTTCGCCGGCACCGTGATAGTCGAGGATCGCACGGATTTGCGAAGTGTTCTCATCGGCGAACACCCGACTGTTCGGGTCGGAAAACAGCGTCCAGTAGTCCAAGAAAGAATGAACATCACCCACAGCAACGTTCGTTTTGATCCGATCCGGTTTAGCTGAGTGCTCATTGAAAATCAGGTCCGTCAGTGGCCGCACATGCGTACCGCCGCCCGGTAGGACTTCCAGCGCATAAGGGATGTTGCCGCCAGGAACGGCCTGTGGAACAGTCCCCTTGAGCGCCAAGTCAACGATTGCCGTGATCGCTTCTTTGTTGATCGATTCCATTTACTTCGCCTCCTGGATTGGTTCCGTCTCGAACATCGCCTGCTGCGCCGGGTCGCTGCGAGTCAGTGTGCCGTCGCGCGACACGAAAAACGTGCTCGGTCCAGTGACAAGCTCTGGCGACTTTGCCTTGATCTCGTGAGACGCCTGAACCTGAACGACCGTGCCGCCTTCGCCAAACTCGGATGGCTTGATCTTTATCTTCAGGTTGATCTCGCCTTTCCCGCCGGTCGCGATCACGGCGTCTAGCACCGTGTTGAACTTCTGGTTAATGTCGCTCGCTACTTTTCCCGCCCGCATGTCGAGAATCGTAGCCAGAAAATCGGTCTGCGGTTTTTGTTCTTCCTGTTTCGCTTTCGCCACTATGGTTCCCTTTCTTGTACGATCACTAATCTTCCCTCGCGGATAAACGGTTCCAATATCGCCCGATTCCGGCGCAGGCGGTCGAGTTCCACTTCGTCGTTCCACGCTTTCTTCAGGCACACTCCGAAGTCTGATTTCCACTCATCCCCGCGTTGACGTTGACGCACGATCTCGGCCTCAGCATCAGTGCGAAATTCCTTAACTCGCTGCTCACTTTCCGCTGCGTCCCGAATCCCCTGACTACGTAGCGCCAATGCGAAAGCCGTCATGATGACGAACGCACACGCGAGCGCCGCGATGATCATGTTGCGACTCACCACACCATCCGATTTCCGCAGCTTCTCGATCTCCGCGCACAGCCGCTCGTTTGCTGCGACTTCGTTGTTCAACCGGCTTTGCGCCCATCCGCAATCGAAAGCGTGCTTCTGGCAAATACGGAGTGCTTCGTCGCGCTGCGCCCAGGCCGCTCGTAGGCTGGCGACCAGATTGGGACTATCCTGGACGCACGGCAACATGATGTTGATAACAGGGTTTGATGAGCGATTAGTTTTCGAAAAATGCCCTGATCCGGAGCTTGCCGATAGTGCCCGCCTCTCGATCTCCTTCAGCTGGGCTTCGGTAGTGATGATCTCGGGTGTCATTATTAGCCAGCCTTCAACAGATATTTGTTCGAGATTGCCTTGAATGAAAGCCGTTGCTCCGAGCCTCGCATCTGTTCGCGTTTCTCGCGCAACGGACGGAATACCAGCCCTTCGCGATCAACTTCTGGTGTCAGTAGGCTCTTTCCATCTGCCATCTCCACCAGCGCAGCCGCGTCTCCAGGAAGAAGCAATCCAGCATCAACCACCGGGACGTTAGGGAGGCCCTTCTCTGTGCAGAAGATAATGAAGTCCTCGAAATCCAGGAATCGCGCTTCGTTGATGTTATAGACATTGAAAACGTAAAGTTGGTGACCTTTGCGTTTGAGGGGGTTTCCCTGGATGGATTCACCGATAATCTCACCCTGAATTGCGAAACCGACCGGCACTCTCGATTCAAGATCAAGTGCCTTCGCTACGTTCCAGTACATGTTCCCTTCCAGTAAATCAAGATTCCGGCTGCAAACACCAAAGCGTTCCTCTGTGCGGTAGAATGTGGCAGAACTTCCGTCAAGTTTTTCGGTGACATAGAACGTCTCGCCCTCATGGGCCTTGATCGTATCTCCGAGATTTTGCACGCGCTCCTCATCTGTTTTAGGGATGAAGGATGGGAACGGACCTCGGGCAATGGCGGCCAGTTGCTTTGAGATGGGCGGCTCCCACTTGACTACGCCGAGGATTTCGGAAACATCGGAACCGACCCCAACTCCTAACGCGAATGCGCTCACCGGCAACGCCAAACCTTGCGAAATCTGGCCGCGCAACCGCACCGTTTTTAGGCGGTAGCCCTCAGCGGTCGCGCCTCCATCCAATAGCACGGTCACCTTGCGGCTTCCCTTTTCGAGAAACGAAAATGCTGGATGAGATGCAGGCAAAAGGGAATCGATCTCAAAATACACGCATCGGTCGCCCTTCGAGAACTCTCCCTTTCGGGACACGCACCACCAATCAAGGACGCGAATCTTCTCAATGGCGTCCGCATTCTCAATCGGCTGCACGTCGGTTACTACTTGAATTGTTGCAAGTTGCCTCATCGCGTCCCTTTCTTGCTTGCGCGTCGCGCCGCGCGTGCCGCGCGGCTGGAGTCAGTAGCACCCTCGATCATGCGCCTCAGTGCGTCAACGATAGCGCACCTCCACGGAATCCGTGTCGCGCCACTTCGCATCGAACTCGCGCTGTTCCTTGTCTATACGCGCGGCTTCCTCGATGCGCCCGACAAACACCGAGCCTGTATCTTTCCCCTTGAGTCGGCCCCACGGCAAGGCCCGATCCTCAACCCAGTGAATGCGGGAATCGCCGTCGCTGTGTAACTGGATGCGCGTGATCCGCACCCACAGCACCCCGCATGCCACGATTCGCCAACGCTGGCCCTTAGCTAATGTCATTCTCCGCTCTCCAGCTCCCTAAAGTCCTGGACGAATGGTTCATTGCGCTGAATCTGCTCAAGCAAATCAAGCAACTCGCGCGGCTCGAAGCTATCCACATAGACCAGCGGGAGACCGTCCTCTTGCTTGATCGTCTCTCGCGACTCAGACATCCAACACTTCCCGTTTCAACCGCGCAAAAGCGCCCGAGTAATTATCCGCGAAGTGCCGCACGGAGAACGCAAAGGTCGCTCCAAACTGGACCCTGATCGTCTCCAGGTGCAGCATCGCCATCGCGCCCCAATAGAACGGCGAGCGACCCATCTTGACCCACGCGGCACCAGATAGGAGCACCACCATGAGCGAGATGTAGGGCCAGCTTAGCAGGCTGTGCATCAGTTCACCTCAATCTGGATATTGGAACGCCTTCGGTTTTTCGACCAATCGGTACACCACAAGTCCTGTTGTGTGATCGTGGCTCTCAACCTCGATCACGTAAGAAGAGCGGCGCAAGTCCGAAATGCGACCCGTATGGTTGAGGCTGATCGCGACAAGTTCCCGGTTAGTAGCAGGCCCTTCTTTCAACCGCGCGAGGATCGCCGCACATTGCTTCGACAGCCGCCGCTTCTCGGGCTGCTGGTCGACCGCTGGATCGCAGAGGCGGAAGGATTGCTGGGTCACTTAATCTCCTTCAGCTTCTCAATCGCTTCAAACATCACCTCGCGCCGTCGTTTCCAGAGGTCCACGCGCTTCGTGACCAAAGCTACTCCGCTCCCGGCAAGCTCGCCTGCGCCTGCTTCTGCGCGTCCGACAGCGCGGGCGTGCTTGCCTTCTTACGATTGCGTGACCCCTTCGGGCGTCCGATCTTAGGCTCATGCGCGCCGTCGACGCCGTTCAGGTATTCCCGGACGCACGCCATAACGCGCGGAACATCTCCGATTGCAACGCCGTCCAGCACGTCAATGATCGTAGCGATTGCCTGTCCGGTCTTGATTTCAGCCATTCTGTTCCTCTTTCTGTCGTTTCATGTCCACGCCGCGCGCTTCCATCGCGCCTACAAAGCATTCCTTCATCTGCGCGTAAATCGTGCGCCCCTCTTCAACCGTTGGTATTTCGCTGCTCTTGAGTCGCCCGTGCGCCCCGAGGATTTCGTAGTACTTCTTGTCGTCGCCCGTGATCTTTTTAAGGTCGGCCTTGATCGAGGCAAACTTCTCCAGCATCTCGAAGTTCTTGGGAGCGACCTTCGGTTTGTCCACCGGCAGGCTGGACGGCTCTGCTGGCTCCGCAGCCGGTTGAGCGATGGCCGCTAATTTACGGTCGCGCACGTGTTCTTGCGCTTCGCGTGTGCCAACCGGATGCCCCCCGGTGTCAATCTCGGGAAACTCCGGGTGCGCACCAGGAATACTGTCGGCCTCCGTTTCGTCAAGCATTCCCAAACCGCAGATTGAAAGCGTCACACGGCGCTTGGCCTTCGTTTCCGCCTTCATCAGAGCATTGGCCCGCGCTTCACCCTTCAGTCCTTCAATTGGGACGGCTCCCGTGGCTTCGTCACAGCGACCGTCGGCGCGCACGGCATGAGCGGTAACCACATAGACGCCCTCTATCACTTCGCGTACCGGGATCGTCAAGCTGATCGCATGGATATTGCGAAGCTGCTCCGTGCAATCCTTTAGCGCGTACAGCACCGTCTTTCCGTTGAGCGACAAGTAGGCGAACGGCTTCGTAAGGGGATTCAGTCCCAAGCTTGAACACACATTGTTGTAGTAGGAAAGCCGCTGATCCGGCGTCAACTTAGACAGATCGCCAGTGAGTAGCACGCGCTCGATATCGGCATTCTGGATCGGTACAACTTGGTTTGCGCTCATGACTCCCTCTTCACTTCCGTCTCAACGTCGCTCGTCTGCGGAGTAAGTTCTCGGTACGCCAACATTTCCCGAGCCTGCGTGTCAGCCTCCGCTTCGCTTGCCACATCCAGCGAGACATCAAACGTTTCGGTTCTCTCCAGACGCACGCGGAATCTCATTAGTCCAGCTAGTACGTCTTGACGCATTTCGAGCAGCCTTCCATCGTTTCGGTGCGCATCTCGCCGCGATTACCGTCCGCGTCGGCTCCGTACAGGAACGGCTCGCTGGTCGCGGTGCGCGGCTCCCCGCCAACTTCGCCGCAGTTGGGACACTCGAACGGCAACGCGCCCACTGAGTACATCTCGGCCTTGAGTTCGTCGAGCGTCGAGCATTCCTCGCCAGCGGTTTCAAACCGGCCAGTCGCAACGCCGTCGATGTCACCATCGGTAAATTTGCAGATTGAAAGAGACTCTGTTCCGTTGAGTTCCACAGCCCATTCGCTGTCTGCGGAAATGTAGGACACTTCGCCACCGTAGTTCACGGAGCGCTTAAAGCCGCGCACTTCGAGGAAGCGCGCAATTGCCTTCGCGTCACCATCGGCCAAGCGTTCGTAATCCGTACTCATTGGGATGCCTCTGCCAACTTTTTCATGTCTGCTAAAGCGTCCTCATTGGAGTCGAAGAACCGCGCGGGATTGATCTTGTAACCAGGGCAACTCGCATCATAAATCTTCATCGCCGCAAGACTCGTATCGAATCTCTGCTCCAATGCGCGCCCCTCAGGGCCAGCCAACGCAATCACCCAACCGGCGCGGCAGTGCGTCTTTTTGCAGGTGTGCCACGCAGTCATGTCCAGCGCTTCAGGTCGAGATGCGGCCTCATAAATGCGCTTGTGCAGATCCGCAACCACCGGGATGACCGGAATCTTAGGCGCAGCGCCAGCCACAGGTGCGGCGTTTTCCAAGCCCGAACAGCCCGAACAGCCCGAACAGCCCGAACAGCCCGAACAGCGCGAACAGTCCGAACAGTCCGAACAGCGCGAACAGTCCGAACAGTCCGAACAGTCCGAACAGCCCGAACAGCGCGAACAGCCCGAACAGTCCGAACAGCCCGAACAGCCCGAACAGCGCGAACAGTCCGAACAGCGCGAACAGCCCGAACAGTCCGAACAGCCCGAACAGCGCGAACAGTGCGAACAGTCCGAACAGCCCGAACAGCCCGAACAGCCCGAACAGTGCGAACAGTGCGAACAGCCCGAACAGCCCGAACAGCGCGAACAGTCCGAACAGTCCGAACAGCCCGAACAGTGCGAACAGTGCGAACAGTCCGAACAGCCCGAACAGCCCGAACAGCGCGAACAGTCCGAACTGTCCGAACAGCCCGAACAGCGCGAACAGTCCGAACAGTCCGAACAGCCCGAACAGTTAGTGGTGTTTTCGCAATCCTTCAGGCCGTCAAGCGCCGCTTGCGCGGCCTCTTTCGAGCCGAAATATTCCACGGAACATTTGTTGCCGCGAGCGTCTGCTAGCCAAGTCATTGCGATACCTCCTCAATCTGGATTTCCACTGTGGCATCCTCGCCAGCTTCCTGCATCGCCAGCCGCACCGCGCCGACCATCTTGATAAGGTTCTCGCCTGATGCCTGAATCTCAGGGCGATCCTTCAATCGCCCGTGGAAGCCGGATTCGTTGCGGTAGTAACGTAGGATCATTCGGCCTCCGTTGGCGGCTCGTATTCGAGCACCGCGTCAAACAATTCGCGCGCCTCAATCACTGCCTGCTTCTGCATGGTGTCGCGCCGCTCCCGCCGCGTGTTGCTCACGGTCTTGACCGAGTAAATCGTTGCAGCCATGAGTGCGATAGTTTGATCTTCGCGTGTCATATCGAAAAATACGCGGGAGCGAGTACGCCTACTCCCGCGTTCCAAGAATTACTGCTTGCGTCTCTTCCGAAGCCACTCCCGAATCGCTTCCATTACGACTGCCTGTAGGGTTCGGGGAACTGCCGCTCGCTTTAATTGCGCGTGCTCAGTATCATTGATCTTCAGGTTTATTCGTTTCATCCAGGTCAGTTATTATATTGCGTCAAATGACGCCTGCGTGTCAAGCGAAATCGCGTCATAGCGCGAATTTAATTCCTGGACGATCATGTCGCGGTCTAGTCCGTGAAACGCGAAGAATCTGCGGCTCAATCGATGGTAGCTGTTCGGCCCCTCTCTGTGGCACATCATACATAAAGGGAGCGCCTGCCGGTCATCAGCTTTTTGTCCAAGTCCGTGTGGGCCGGAATGCGCCGCCTCGGTGGGAGACCTCTGAAGCCGGTTATAAACCAACCGGCTCCATATCCGCCATGAGAAGTCCGAATTGTCGGCTAGCACGTTGCAGACGACGCATGGCAGCGTTCTGATCCACGCTAGGTACTTCGGGTCGGTGACCCTGCCACGCCTCGGCTTCGCGCGCCGTTTACGTATCGGCTTCCGACCGAGGCAGATTTGAGCGACCGAGCGTTTCATTCTGACCCTTCCCAATCAATGTCGAGCACAAACTCGTCACATTCCTGGATATTGACGACGTGAAAGGCCTCCCACGCCTCTAGGATCTTGTTATCGTTCGGGTAATCTGCTGGATCGGCTAATTGCAGGCGGCAAATTCGAAACAGTTCAGCCATCCCGGCCTGCGACCATAAAAGGCGAGAAGGAACGTAAACGCTCCAAGGTTCGTCTTTAGCATCTTCTGTGATGCAAGTCACCCTGCACGAACCAGTCAGATCGTACTTGATCGGAGATTCAGCCATTCCGCGCCCTCTCAATCGCAGCTCGCGCCTCTACCACCGTCGGGTGGCGGTCAAATTCCGCGAGCGCATCCGCGCCGAAGAATGCCTGGTGCGCCGCGCGCCACTCGATTATCGTTTGTTCGAGGATGTCGGCGAGTTCGTCTATCTGCCGTCTGCTTCTGAGTGCGGTTGCGTCGGACTGCGCTAAATCGCTACTCGATCAAAATATATGGGCATCCTGCGAGGAGCAAGATCGCGCGTTAAAAAATACGGCAACCAGATCTTTGGAAGATTGACGGTCGAAGAGCCAACAGGGTCATCCACCTCGAGCACTGAGAATCAACGCCGCAATTGCTAAGGCGACGGCGAGCAATCGATCTAAGGTGACGGCTTCCCCGAACAGTATCCGACCGATCCCGATCGCTATGACAAGGGTGACTGATTCCCAAACGATGAAGACTACGCTGAAATCTGCCTGTTTAAAGGCAAAAATAACGGGAACACAGCCGAGCATGTAAAAGCAGAGCCCAAGCCCTAAATCGCCGAGGCGATCTAGGCCGTGGCTACGCTTGAGATATGTGTCTCCGACGATGGTGAGCATCGCCCCGAGTACGATGAGCGCCCACAGTTTTGCGACAGACATGGTTGTTCGATTGAATTATCAACGGATAAAAGGGTAACCAATCGCAAACGCACGTTATTAAATCCGGTTAACCTATGTGTTATCAATATTATACAGCCTAGGCGCGTTCTTGGCCATTCTCGTGACTAGAGGCACGATAACTAGAAATTATCAACCATAGGCGGTGAGACTCGCAAGGCCCGACACGTAGCGGTTTGCAATATATGCAACACCTTAAAGAACTCCGGCTGAGGACGGCGTGCGGCGCCCAGGCGCATCATCTGGCTGTAGGTGATCGTGAGAGTGTACCTACACCCCTTCAAGCGAAGTTTCGCGTACGTGCTGGCGAGCTCCACGATAATCGGGCGCAACTTGCCGCGCTCGCGCACAGTAGAGAGCGTTTCGCGTTTGACGGAACGGGCGGTGGTGGTCATTTTCCCTCCAGTGCGGCTTTGCCGGCGTCGGTGATCCAGTAATACTCTCGCGCGCTGGTGGTTTGGATGTCGTCGGCAGTTTCGAGCGCATCCAAAGCCTTCCTCCAATCGCCAGCATCAAGGGAGGACTTCGCATCAGCTAGGCAACCCTCAAAACTCGTCACAAGGTCATGCCGTTGTTGCGGATCGCGAACAAACTTGTATTTCTCGACCCATCCACGCTCCACAAGGATGCCGAGTGTCGGCATGGAGAATCCATGTAACATCAGGCGACCCTCTGGTTTGTCGCCGTAGTAGCCCTTTGTCATTGCGCGCTTCAGCACTTCGAGTTGCGCGGGCGTCGGCTTTGAAGTGGTGGTCGTCATTTTCGTCCTTCCCTTGCAAGATGCGCGTGCAGATCCACAACGCGCTGAACAACGTCGGCCCCGTCTACCGGCTCATCCGAGCCGATCCATGGAAACCAGGATTCGAGCAGCAGCTTCATTTCGCGAGCGGTTTCAGGCTGTGCCATCGGGGCTCCCTTCAGGTTTCGCGGCACCGTTCGATAAATTCCACTTTGGCGAGCGGCACACCGGGCATATACTCGGCACCTTCTTCTTGCGCGAGGTCCAGGTGTGCCCGCAGGTTTCCCCCTCGCGCTTGCCGGATGCAAAAACGTGTTCACAGCGATAAACCGTGCTTTGCTCTACGGCCATTAGGTGCGCTCCACGACGGACCAATCGTCATTGGGAAACCGCAGGGCACGATCACGGCAGTCCTGATCTGCCTTGGCGCGACCGCCGTACAGCGCTACATTATGCCCATTGCGGGTGAGAATGAAACGAAAAAGCGGGTGCTGGTCTGGCGTGATCGCGTCCAGCACCACAACCGCTGTCTTCGGAATCCACCGAGGCGGCGCATGAGGTACTTGTGCAGGCATCAGTTTTGATCCTCCATCGGCATCAACCGCGCAAACTCTGCAGACGCGGCGTTATAGTCCTCGTGGTTCCACTTTGCGCGCCCACCAGCCAGCATCGACCGATTGCCAGCGTCCCAAGCGGCAGACCGCGCCAGCTCGCGCGTAAACTCGATCAGGCGACCGTGGCCGATGCTGTCGGCCAGCCGCCGGGTTTCCTGTAGTGCTTCCATACCACAACAGTACGTCATTACGTTGCTACGTGCAAGCTGTATTGAAATTATTTATGCGGCGATCCTGAATCATGAGCACTGATGGGGAAAGTGGCTCGGTCATGGGGTTAAGTCCTCGTATTGATCGAATGGGCGCACCGGCAAACCGTGAGTGTGAGCGTAACAGGTCAGATGTGGAAGATTGGCTTTCCATTCGCAATCGGGGACCGAGCAATTCGGCCAGCCGCTAAGTGTGTATTCGATCACAGTTTCAAACATTTTATTCTCCTTTCATATTCCTGGCTGGCTGCCTTCTAAACTGCCCGCCAGTAATTCAATCTTAAATCAAGTTACGCACTTTCGCGCCCGCCGCTGATTGCTCGCACGACTTCCCGTTGAGTGAACACTCGGCGCTCATCATTCAAGACATGACACTCAAGCTCCATCTCACCGATCTTGATGTGTCCCCGGAACATTGAAAACGGAAGAACTGAGGGAGTCGAATCGTCCTGGCGCGGTGCGTCAGGTGGAAAGGTATCCTGCTTGTATTTGTCCCACCGGACTGTCTGTTACACTCAATTTGAAGCGATGAAACAAGCCACTCCTGCACGGGCGTTCAACCTTAAAGTCGAGTTTTCTCGTGAAGAGGACGGGCGCTGGATCGCCGACATCCCGGCTCTGCCTGGCGTCACGGTCTACGGTCGAACGCGCAAGCAAGCCCTGGCTTCCGTCGAAGCGCTCGCGTTGCGAGTGATTGCCGACCGTCTGGAGCACGGCGAAGCGGTGCCCGGCGAAGTCACCGTTTGTGCCTGACTACCAAATACTTGACCGTTCCACGTGGAAAGTGCATCATAGGACCATGAACGCTGTCGAAAAGCATCCGCAACGCCAACAAATCATTGACGGCATTCTTGCGGGCGAGTCGTTGCGCAAACTTGCTGCAACAGTTGCAAAGGGGTTGCATCCATCCACTCTCTCCCGCTATCGGATGATTCTCCTCGGTCGCGCCACAAAAACTCTCCAGTCTCAAAGCGTAACCTCTAACTTATTGAAAGAGTTAGCTAACCCAGGCAGGGATGGAGAGAACGCTCAGGACCGCCTGCGCGCTGACTTGCAACACGCCGTCGAGAAGCTCGAAAAGCGGTTCGAACCGTGGATTCAGAACGCTGAAACGGTCGCAAAGGACGGTCAGCTGCATCACCGTGCGCTGGCGTCTCATTCGCGCAACCTGATGACAGCAGTAGAGTTACGCGCACGCCTAGCTGGGCTGTTGCAGGATTCTGCAACAACTCTCGTGCAAATTGCAGTGTGTGGCACAGGATCGCGGCCAGGCGAGATGCCGGCCGAGCACAGCACCGAGCTCGTGAAGGTGCGGCGGTAACACCTGGTGCTGGTGTATCGCGGATTCATTGGGGTTT